TGTACAACGATAGGTAGCAATGCGTTTAGCAACTGCTATAGTCTTACTACTGTAAGTTTCCCGGCGTGTACAACGATAGGTAGCAATGCGTTTAGCAACTGCTATAGCCTTACTACCGTAAGTTTCCCGGAGTGTACAACGATAGGCGACTTTGCGTTTGCCCACTGCTCTAGTCTTACTACCGTAAGTTTCCCGGCGTGTACAACGATAGGTAGCAATGCGTTTAGCAACTGCTATAGTCTTACTACCGTAAGTTTCCCGGCGTGTACAACGATAGGTAGCAATGCGTTTAGCAACTGCTATAGTCTTACTACAGTAAGTTTCCCGGCGTGTACAACGATAGGCAACTTTGCGTTTGCCTACTGCTCTAGCCTTACTACCGTAAGTTTCCCGGCGTGTACAACGATATCAGGAAGTTTTAATTTTAGAGGATGTTTGAGGCTGTTGTCAGCGTACTTTTTAGGGTCTAGTGTTCCTAAACTAACTTATAGCAACGCTTTCTCTTCTACACCTATTGGTGGTTATACTGCTTTTACTCAAGGCATTTCGGGCAGTATTTTTGTTCGTGCGTCTTTGTTAACGCAGTTCCGAAGTGCAGCTAATTGGAAGTATTATTCTTCTCGTATGGTTGGCATGGAATTAGAAATATAAGTATTGGAGGCGTGACATGAAGCTACAGATATTAATACCACAATACAAGGAACCTGATGAGGTTATAAAGCCTTTACTAGACAGTATCGCTATCCAGCAGAATGTGCCATTCGATGAGATAGGCATCATCATCTGCAATGACGGTTCGGATGTGATATTGTCTGACGCTCTGCTGAACAGCTACCCGTTTAAGGTGGAATACTACAAAGAGCCGCATCGAGGCGTGAGCGCAACTCGCAATGCTTGTCTGGACTACGCTACGGCAGAGTATGTGATGTTCTGTGATGCGGACGATATGTTCTACAACACATGCGGCTTGTGGCTGATGTTCCGCGAGATGGAAATAGGATTTGATTCCCTTGTAAGCATGTTCATAGAGGAAACCCGCAATCCAGATACAAAAGCTGTTGAATACATCAACCACGAAATGGACGGCACGTTTGTTCACGGGAAAATCCATCGGCGTCAGTACCTGATTGAAAAGGGCATTCGTTGGAATGACGCCTTGACTATCCATGAGGACAGTTATTTTAATATCCTCTGCCAAAACCTCAGTCAAAACGTGAAGTATTGTCAGACTCCGTTTTACTTGTGGAAGTGGCGGGATGACAGCGTTTGTAGACATGACCAGAAGTACATCCTAAAAACATACCGTAACATGCTAGATAGCAACGATGCGTTGATTGACGAGTTTATTCGGCGCGGAGTAAATGACAAAGCAATGTTCTTCACGGTGTTTATGATATTTGATGCCTACTATACTATGAACAAGCCCGAGTGGTTGAATCAGGAGAATCAGGCATACAGGGATAGCACTGAGCGTAGGTTTGCAGCATATTACAGCAAGCACAAGGACATGTGGGATGCTGTATCTATCGGCGACAAGATGGTCATATCAAATCAGGTGCGCCAGCGTAGCGTTATGGAGGGCATGACTATGGAATCTGTGACTATTGACGCTTGGCTTAAACATATTGATGATTTAAGAAGAGCGGCATGATCTTTCATCAAGACTATAAACTCACCAAGCGCCGTACCTATGGCGGCGCTGTAATATAACACGAGAGGAGAGATGATACATGGCGACTGTATATGTAGGCTCGGCGCGAATCGACGAGAACGGCAAGGCCAGCGGAGGCCGTGCCGGGGACCAGACCGGCAAGGAAGTCAGCACCCAGAGCTGGTACAAGCACTACAAGGGCTGGAGGGTATTCAGGGCGAAATCGCCGCAGGTAGCGGAGAAAATAGCCCAGGATATGCAGTGGGCTTGCGACAACAAGCACATCGGCTACGACCAGGGCGGGCGGCTGACGCTGTATAACACGGCGAAGCCACTGGGCTTCAACTGCAAGGCGGTCACGACCGACTGCGAGACGGACTGTTCCGCGCTGGTGCGTGTGTGCTGCGCCTACTCGGGTATCGATCTGCCGAACTTCCGCACACCCACGGAACCGGAGGCGCTGCTGAACAGCGGGGCGTTTGTGGAGCTGACCGGGAGCAAGTACATCGATCAGAGCCTGTACCTGGGCCGAGGCGACATCCTCGTCACCCGGACGCAGGGCCACACGGTGGTGGTGCTGTCGAACGGCAGCAAGTTCGAGGGCACCATCGTCAAGCCCGTCGAATACGTGTTGGGCGGCAGAATCATCACCTATGGCATGGAGGGCGCGGACGTCAAGGTTATGCAATCCATGCTCATCGAGCTTGGCTACGACCTGGGGCGCTGGGGCGCGGACGGCGACTTCGGCGACGCTACCGAGCTGGCGCTGAAGAAGTTCCAGTCGGACGCCGGTATCGACGTGGATGGCGAGTGCGGCCCGCAGACCATTGCGGCGCTGAACGCTGCCATTGAAAAGCTGCATGAGATCGATAACGGATGCACCGATAGTTGCCCGCTGGAGGTGCGCATCTTGAACGGGGACTGCTATGTGCGCAGCGCTCCCAACACAGACGGCAAAAAGCTAGGTGTAGCGAAGCGGGGCACTGTGCTGCCTTATGGCGGTCAGACGTCCGAGGCAGGCTGGAACCTCGTGGAGTATAAAGGGCAAAACGCCTGGGTGTCCGGGAAGTACAGCGAGGTAGTGCGATGAGCAACACGCTGATACTCTCCGCCGTAGCGTGGGCGGATATCATCATCTGCTCCACGCTGCGGTTGGCCCAGATCGCGGCGTGTGTCGCGGGAATAATAATAGTCGGGGTGATGATACGATGAACGAAGAACAATACGCTGCGGTTCTGGCCAAACTCGCGTCGAACGATACCGAGCACAGCTCATTTAGGCGTAGGTTGGACGAACATGACGAAGCACTCAAAAAGCAGAATGACATCCTTGTCATTTTGGAGCGCCAGAGTAACAACATCGAACGGCTCACAGGCTCGATGAACCGAATGGAAGCCAGTATGGGCAGTATGGACAAGCGGCTCGGAGCCATCGAGCAGGAACCGGCTGACAAGTGGCGCAAGGTAACCTGGGAGATCATCAAGGCCGTACTGCTTGCGGCTGTTGGATTCGGATTGGCTTTTTTCTCAAAGGGAGCATAAGTAGGAGGGGAATATATGAACATTGATCTGACAACCATCATCAACGCGATCATCGCACTTCTGGCAGCTCTGGTGACATACAGGGTTGTGCCGTGGATTAAGGCAAGGACGACCAACGAGCAGCAAGCCTATATTAGAGCGTTGGTCAAGGCCGGCGTCTTTGCCGCAGAGCAGATATACAACACTGACGGCATGGGCCGCGAGAAAATGGAGTATGTGAAGAAGTGGCTGCAAAGTCAGGGTTACGACATCAACGTGACCGAGATCGAAGCAGCGGTGAGCGAGTACATCAACCCTCCTGCGACTTCGGTTGTGAACATACCCATGCCTGAGGTAAAGCTAAATCTGGATGTTCCCGTTGATAAGGAACAAAGCTAATGGTATAATCAAGCCATACTAAGGTAGGAGGCTTGACGATGGAAAACAAAAGCGAGAGGGACATGGCAATGGTTCCATACTTTGTCCACGAGGGCATAATGGTGCGGTTCGAGCGGACGATCAAGCGGCTGATCATAGCGCTGATAATCGCTGTAGTGCTGATGTTCGCCAGTAACGCGGCATGGCTCTACTCATGGATGCAGTACGACTACGTCAGCGAGGAAACTGTGACCACTGTGGACAGCGACGGAGATGGAATCGCCAACTACACTGGCGGCGACGGAGGTGTAATCTATGGCGAAGGTAACGGTACGAAGGACAACCAAGTCTCGGACTAGGGGCGGCACAAAGGCTACCCGTAGGCGCAGGAAGTAATCGACTACCCCGGCGAAAGCCGGGGCTTTTTCTTTAGGAGGCAGCATGTCCAGAAAACGACTGGAAATCTACGACGTTTTTCCTCCGGCAGTAATCGACGAAGGAATCAATGCCTGTATCAAGGACCGGATACAGCGAAAGATTCTACATTACAAGCTCGTGGACAATTACACCTACGAGGATATGACGGAGCTGCTATACCAGGAAACAGGACGCTATTTTTCTGACAGGACTATCAAGCGTATGGTGTATCGAGCAGAAGCAAAACTCTTTCCGCAGCTTCAAATTATCTACAACGGCAAACGTATATGATAAACCCGCCAGGGCTTCGCGCCTGGGCGGGTCTTTTTTATTCGCGCAGAATATGGGATTACAGTGGCTTATTTCACAGGAAATGGAGCTTTCACGCAAAACGTAAAACGGCCTAAATGGGCCGTTTCTGGGCGTCTGGTGGCATTCTAAATGTGGGTTATTCTTCAAGAAGCCAATTTGAATACATATAATCGTGGGTATTATCATCCCATTGTACACAGTAGCAGAACGGGCTTATAGACATGACGATGTAACCATGTGTGTCTATCTTGGATTGACGCAGATGACTGAACAATACCGGATTTAGTTTTACACGCTGACCAGCTTTGTACTTTTTCATGTTTTTCTCCTTTCTGCCCTGCCATCATCAGCACCCGTGGGGCGGTTCGGGTGGACGGCCCGGAGGCCGTTTCGGCTTATCGTCCGCAAACAACCATGATTGCCGCTGCCATTCTGTCCATCCCTGCAGCTACCAGCGCATCAACCTTGATGCTTTGGCTCACACGCTCGATTGTCTGATTCAGGCTTTCGGTGTGGAATCCGTTGATTCCGTTGAACTGCTTCTTCAGCTTTCCGTCCGTGTCGATGTCCTTGTCCTCGAATGCCCAGTAACCATCAGCGGCTCCCATGTTCTCCGCCTTGCAGATCGTGAAGCGCCTTCCGACTTCGATGTATTCAGTAACCTTTTTCATCGTTCTCTCTCCTTTCATCTGCCGGGGTTTAGCCGCCCCGGCTCGGTTCCACATTTGCTTACACTTCCTTAAAACGCTTGATTTCGTCTTCGGTATATCCAACATTCACAGCATCGAAGGGGCCGTTAAAGATATAAACCGTGACTTCTTCCATTCTAAGAGTTTTGCAGTTGAAACGTTTTTCCTGTCTGGTCTTGCCGGTGTAGTATCACCTATCAAACGAGCTGCCATTCCTGTAAGCTACGTTCTTTCTCAGCATTTCCTTTGTCATTGTACTTACCTCCATGTTGTATGTGTTCCCTTGATCTGGCTAGATAATACCATAGAACTACTGCAAAGTCAAGTTAAATGAATGATAACTAAGAAAATAATACTAAGGGATGCAACGCTCGGCCTTGTGCCGGGCGCTTTTTTTGTTTTTGGGGTAGAGCTGCCCGAAGATGTCCCGAAACTGGCACAACGCTGTCCTGTCGATTCCAGGGCGAAAAACGGATAATTGAGCTATGAACGAGATGATAAAGCGCCTTGAAACAATAGGCGTCGATTGCACAGGAATTATAAAGAGCGTGGAGGATGGCCGGGAAGAAGAAGCGCGGGAATATGCGTTGTATCTGATCGCGGTCTTTGACGATAGGCATGAGTATCTGGCGTAGTTATAATCCCAACCCTTACATGCGGAACACTATCGACTGTGCTGTCAGAGCAGTGGCAAAGGCTCTTGATACGGACTGGCATACAGCCAAGGCACTGATAGCGGTCAAGGCTTACAACATCGGTGGGATGGATTCTGGCAACGCAACCTGGGGCGAAGTGCTCCACGACCACGGATTCAGGAAAGCCCTAATACCGGATACATGCCCGTACTGCTATACAGCGGCAGACTTCGCCAGGGACAACCCGCGTGGTGTGTTCGTGCTTGGATTCGGAAGCCATGTAGCAACGCTCGAGGACGGAATTCTGTATGACAGTTGGGATTCTTCCCGGGAGATTCCCCAATATTACTGGTATTTACCGGAGGTGTAAAGGATGGCAGCTTACAACAATGGATTTCCGATGAACTACCCCCAGATGTACTACCCACAGTTTCCCCAGCAGTTCCAGCAGCAGTATCAACAGCCCATGCAGCAGCAACAGCCCCAGCAGACAGTTCCCCAGCAGCCGGCGCAGCAAACGCAGCAGTACCCGGTTGTCCAGGGCGGCTTTGTTCGGGTGATGAACGAGAACGAAGCCAGGATGTACCCGGTCGCCCCGGGCAATAGCGTGACCTTCATCAATGAGAACAGCCCGTACTGCTACACCAAAACGGTGAACATGGGGCAGCTTGACAGGCCGGTATTCGAGAAATACAGGCTGGTGAAGGAGGATGACACGGCGACGCCCGTAGAGGCCCCACAACGGCCCGTAGAAGCGCCCGCACCCGACTTTAGCAAGTATGCACTCAAGGACGATGTAGCGGCTTTCAGGGCCGATCTGGAGGCCATCAGGAGCGATATAGAGACGTTCAGGGGTGACCTTTACGGATTGGCTGGGAAGAAGAAAGCCCCAGCGAAAAAGGAGGTAGCTGTCGATGAATAATCCGTTGTTCGGCGGCACACCGCAAATGAGTGGCCAGATGGCGAACATCCAGAGAACGATGCAGCAGTTCCAGCAGTTCAGGCAATCGTTCCAGGGCGACCCACGTCAGCAGGTACAGCAGATGCTTAATAGCGGCAGGGTTAGCCAGGAGCGATATAACCAGGCGTACCAGATGGCCCAGCAGTTTCAGCAGATGATGGGAGGCAAATAAGCATGATTGACCGGATGGAAAAGAAAATCGAGGACTTCATCAATTCCATTATGGAGAAGGACAGCATCGACTTCTGCGATTACCAGATACTTGTCGGCGAGATCAACCGGCAGCATGCGAAGGAACAAGAGGAAAAGATGAAAGCCGAGAACAAGGCCCAGCAAGAACAGTGGCTTAAAACGCTGACTTCGATGGTTGCGGCAAAGGGTAATTAAAATCGACTTTAGCTGTAATGAATGGGATGCAGGTTTATTAAAGTAAACCCTTGTCTGCTTTAGTTACAGCAAAAAAACGCGCAGCAAAGGCTCCAATCTTCGCTGCGCGGACGGTACACCACCACGGACGCGGCGGCTCCCGGACAAAGCCATTATAGCTGTGTTTCCGTGGTGTGTCAAGCGAATACATCCGTCAATGCGCGCAGACGGTTGTAAATACACATCGAAAGGAAACAATAATATGGCTCTCGAGAATGAGAATGGCATGGTCATGCCCGTGCAGCCCATGTATGGCAACGGTTATGGCATGAACAACGGCGGCTTCGGCTTCGGTGGTGATGGCCTGTGGTTCCTGATTCTGTTCTTCCTGCTGGCTGGTAACGGCGGCTGGGGCGGTTTCGGTGGCGGCTTCGGCAACAACATCGCGGCTGACGGCGCTGTCCTGTACCCTTGGATGAACCAGTCCAATCAGATCAATGGCGGCTTCCGTGACCAGATGCTGAACACCAGCATCAACGGCATCCAGCAGAGCATCACCAGCGGCTTCGGCGACGTGCAGAACAGCCTGTGTGCGGGTTTCGCCGGCGTGAACGCGACCGTGAACGGTGCGCAGAACGCTATCGCCCAGCAGATGTACGGCAATCAGATTGCCGATCTGGAGCGCTCCTTTGCCGCTCAGACGGCGACCACTCAGGGCATGAACGCGATTCAGTCTCAGCTGGCTCAGTGCTGCTGCGACAACCGCGCGGCCACGGCTGACCTCAAGTATACCGTGGCGACTGAGAACTGCGCAGATCGCACGGCGGCTGCTCAGAACACCAGGGACATCATCGATGCCCAGACCCGTGGCACTCAGGCCATTCTGGACAAACTGTGTGCCCTCGAGCTGGACGGCGTGAAAAACCAGCTGGCCCAGGCGCAGCGTGAGAATGTCGGTCTGCAGAACCAGGTGAACATGGCTGCGTTCCGCGAATCTCAGGCGAACCAGAATGCGCTGATCACCCAGGGCTTTTCTACTGAGGTTGACGCGCTGTATAACCGGCTCAACTCCTGCCCCGTGCCCACCACTCCCGTGTATGGCCGGACGCCCATCTTCACCTGTGGCGGCAACACCATGGGCTGCGGGTGTGCTTGCGGCGGCGTAGCGTAAAGGAGGGCACACCATGGCTGAGTATGTTTATAACCCTGTGCAGGAAGTTCTGCCTAATCAGAACGTACTGCTGCAGGACAGTATTCCTTGCAATCGGGGCTATGTGATTCACCGCAACGGCTCCGGCATCCTTACTCTGCGTGGTTGCGTTAACGGTACCGGGTGTTTTGCCCGGTACCAGGTTACGGCAAATATGAACATTGCAGTACCGTCTACAGGTACGGTTGGCCCGATCTCTGTTTCTCTCGCCATCGACGGTGAACCGATACAGACGAGCAAAGCTATCGTTACGCCGGCTGCGGTTGCAGACGAACCGCCCACGGATAACAACTTCGGCAATGTGACCTCGACGGCTATCATCACTGTTCCCCGTGGATGCTGCTATACGATTGCCGTGGAGAACACGTCTGCTGGCCTGACGGCGGCTGATCCTGCTCCTGCGATTCTCGTTAAAAACGCAAATCTGACCGTAACCCGCATAGCATAACAGGAAGGAGGATAAGCATGGATTATTTGAAGGAAATGCACGAGTTGTGCGAAACCGTCTCCAAGGCCATGGTAACGGCCAACGAGAAAATCAGGGCTGCAGGAGGCAAGCTCTCCACCAGCGACCTGGACTATGTGGACAAGCTCACCCACACCCTGAAATCCATCGAGACGACTATCGCCATGAAGGAAGCCGAGATGGACGATGGCTACAGCGAGCGTGGCTCTTACCATGACGGTGGCTCTTACCGGAGCTATAACCGGGGCATGAGGGGCTACTCCCGCGACGGTGGCAGCTATGACGACGGCAGCTACGACAGCCGTAGCTATGCCCGTGGTCGTGGCCGTTACGCGAATCGTGACAGCATGGGCCGCTATTCCAATGACGGGTATTCCCGTGATGGCGACATGATGGAGGATTTGCACGAGCTGATGGACAAAGCGCCCGATGATCGGACGCGCCAGGAGTTCAAGAATTTCATCGATAAGATGAAGCAGATGAACTAAAAACAAACCCGCGTAGGCTTGAATGCTTACGCGGGCATTTTTCACTCGATCAGGGTCGTCCAATCAATGTCAAGGATTTCCCCGATTTTCATGAGCGTGGTGGTTTTTGGTTTGAATTTGCCGTATTCCCAATATTGGTACTGCTGGACCGGAACACCGAGAGCGTCAGCCATCATCTGCTGGGTGAATTTCTTATCAACACGCACTTCTGCGAGTTTGGTGTGCGCACGAGTGAACGGAGAAATCCTGTTTGTGGATGACTGTTCGTACCATTCGACTACACCAGAAACGCTGTCAATCCAATCCCGGAACTGCTGCACATTCTTGGCGGTGACTTTAGCGTAGAATTCGGATTCGTTGTCCAGCTTGACAGAGAAAATATAGTGTCTTTTCATTTGTTCACCCCTTCTGAATTATCGCACAGACCCCACGAAAAGTCAACCCACAACCCCGGGCATAATCAGGTTCACGGCTTTACCTGCCTGACTGGCTGCCGTGACTATCAATCTCTTGTCGTTCCGCAATGCCTTAATCCAGCTATGGATGTATGCGGCATTGTTTCTGACAGAACTATCCGTTTCAAGACCTAGCACATTCATGATCGTAGCGCTGCCCATTTCTGCGACAAGCTCCTCCTTGCTATAGGATTCATCCCGGAAGTGCGTCCCGTCTTTGATGCGCTTCAAGCGTGAGCTGTGCCCTGTCGAATGGGTCAGCTCGTGGAACGCAGTGGCGTAGTATTCAGCCTCGCCACGGAACTGCTCACGCAACGGGAGGACAACCTTGTCCAGGAAGGGAGAGTAGTATGCACGGCCTTGATGTTCATGCTCGACGACTACACCGGAACGGGCAGAATAATCAGCGATCACGTTCTCGGCTTTTTCAACCGGGTCAAAATCACGAAGGACTTCCTCGTAGTGCTTCGGCTTCAACCCTTCGCAATCGTCGATGTGGAACACGTTCGAGTATTGCAGGAACGGGATCTGGTCGATGATCGGCTCCCCGTCTGTGCCAAGGACAGCCGCGCCCTTCTCGTTTACCCGGGGCTTCGGTAACATCTTGAAGAACACAACGATCTTCGACTTTTCACCCTTCTTTACACGGCCACCTTCTTCCTTACACTGATACCAGGTCAGGTATTCACCCGGAGTTTCAAGCAGCAACTGGTTCAACAGGCTGTACGGCTTGCCGGTGACACGCTTGATCGCCCAGCTTCCAGCACCCGTCCAAGGGCGATTCCAAGGGATGTCGCCCTGCTCCAGTATCGCAATGATTCTATCTGTCACCATTTTATAAACGTCCATGCGGCAACCCCTTTCTAAGCGCCCCAGAGGGGCTTTGTGGCGGCTTGTTGGATTCGGTCGAAGAAGTTATCACGCGGCAGGTGAAGCGCCCAGAGAGGCGCATGTGGAGCGATAAACGCAATCCATCATTTTAGCTTTTTAATTCCATATTTATCACAATCGTACCATTCACCTTTGATACAGCAGCGATAGCCAAAGATAGCTCCAGCGGCTTTCGGATAAGGATGTCCCTCAATCACGGGTTCAAGTCTTAGCTCCAAGATGTTTCAGCCCTCCTTTTCTCGTCGGGGCGGGATGTCCAACAGCGCCAACGAATACCATAGTCATTAGCCATAGCAGTCACTACTTCAAGAAGCTGATTTCTGACAGTTACAAAATGAATCACTATAACAATACGATCATTTGCGGTGATTAACACATCTCTCAGCAGCCCAACAATGACATCAGGCTTGTCGTTATCTTCAAGCCATACGATGCTACCATCTGGCAAAGCCACCACTTCCTCCAGCGTCATCACGCGCGGCTCCTGCGCTTTCAGCAGCGCGAGGGCATCTGTCATCGGCGCGATAAACCCGCCTTTTGATTCGCATTCAATCTTATACGGGCACGAATCATCACACCCTTTAATGCAAGTTTCCAACCACTTGATAACCTTCTCCACATTAGGCATTTTCATATTCCTCCATCGCAGATTCGTAAAAGTTATCAAACGGTTCCATCTCTCCGTTCATGTGCCAGTTAGCAACTCCAAGCCCCGCTCCGTATAGATCGTCAAAATATGACTTGAAAGCATAAAGGGCATTCAGCATAGCGAGGGCATCTGTTGCTAATTCTCGTGAACAGTTTAATGTTTCTATCCCCCAATACGGGCAGTTTTTCATACACCCCGAACCTGTTGCATGTGCTTCCAGACCCTTGATAACCTTCTCCCTGTTAGGCATTCCACTTCACCTTCCTTCTACAGTTATGGCAGTAATTCTCCCCATATCCTATATCTATCAAGCAGTTCCCGCATTGCCATGCCGTGCTTGACCGCTTGCAATCTGGTACATAGTGCATGATCGGCTTCACCGGCTCCTGCGTTTTCAGCAGTTCAAGGGCATCAGCCATCAACTGCGTATTACATGCTATGGCCTTACCATCTACATCATAGGGACAGCCGTCGCATGGCCTGGTATTTTGGTTGAGCATAGTTTGAGTGCAACAAGCCAACCCAGAAATCACTTTTTCAAGTTCGTTCATATCGTACCCCCTAACGCGCTGTACAGCGCTGATATTACGTTTGCAGCTTTCCCGTTCCCGAAGAATTCCTGGCGCATAGAAACTACCTTATAGCGATTGTGTAAGAACTCCTTGTCCTGGGATATCTTTGTGGGCGAGTAGTCACATTTGAACTCCCGGCAAATAGCAGGACGCACGCTGTAGATCGAACATTTACGCTTCACGTTATCCCTGAAAAAACAGGTCACGTCAAAGTCCGCTGACACCATCACGTTATGCCTTTCCTTGATGTTGTTAGCCTTGACGTACTTGTGAATACGGCGAAGGTCTTCTGGGCTTACCGGGAGGAAATCCGAGCAGCACTCACCGCAGTTCGAACAGCGGCCGTGGTCGGTGAAGTCGGTGACGCCGGCAGCGTCGCGCAGCATATCGTCAATCGAGCCTACCACTTGCACCACCCCCGTCCTCAATGTTCGCCTCGCCGGTAAAGATGAATCGGCTGTATTCCTTGCGGTTGTTGCGATCTTCGAGCCAAACTACCAGCTCAAACAGGTCAAGGTCATTAGCGACTACTTGCACACCGTTGATGTCGAGCATGTTTGTGCGCCCGGTGTCGCGCACTTTGAGAATCTGATCACGAACATTGCTGGTCACGATAACGCCCCCTTTCAGTCATACAGCCCAAGGCTGCGGTTATAGCGTTCTTCACGCTTCAGGTCGAGGTATTCCTGGTATTCTGACTGAGCCAGCACGTCCCAATCTTCATAATCGAAACCAGCAAATTGCCAGTCCCACCAATGCTTAAGCTCTGACTTTGTGTCTTTCATGTGTTCCGCTCCTTTCAGATAGCGTCATAGTTGATCTTGTGGGTATTTGAGGAATAGATCAGAGCACCGGTCGTGACGTTCTTAATAGCTGTGACGGCGGGGTTCGTAGCAAGCGCCACGATGCCGGAAAGGCCCAGCTTGAAAACCCCTGATTCCTGGATTCCATCCTGCAGGAAGAATGCCTCAATCATTTTTATCACCTTTCTGCCCGATTGGGCTGCCCACGTAAAATGCCCACGGATGGGCGATAGACTTTCAGAATTTGCGGGAGATAAGCTCCATCAATTCATGCGCAGCGGTTAGCAAACTGTCGCCCGTAATACATACGACGTAAAGTAGACCATAGGGGTCTGCAACGTCAGGGCGCTCCGTTTCCCATACAAAGAAATATTCTTCGCCAGGTGTCAAAATGAATCTTTCACAATCCCAGGGATTGAACTCCTTGACAATCTCGTCGGTCAGCTTGCTAAATGTGATAAGAATATCCTTACGCCGTCCGTAAGAGCGCACGAGCTTTTCTAATTCGATGGCGATATGGTAGAGGCTTTCTTGACGATTCGTTGTAACGTTGTCGTTGCTCATCATGATTCTCCTTTCTGCCCGTTGGGCGGTCAAACGTCGATGCCTACAGAGTGGTAGGCGTAGAATCCGTTGTTGCGAGTGAAAACCTTGAACCACTGGGTGAACGGTTTGCCGGTGCAATCGTAGGGGCTGCAGATCGGCGGGTAGCTGAAGAAGTCCTGGAAGAACTCGGCAGCTTGCTCAACGGAAGTGAAGTCATCAGGCAGCCTTACAAGTTCGATGTACCCGTCGTAGTCGCCCTTGATGACCTTGCGCTCATAACCGACTTCACGGTGTGAAAACTGGCGCAGCGCCCGCTTGCAGGTCTTGATGAAATCTCGTGCTCGTTCGGGGTTATCCACCCGATCAACTTCCTTCTCGAGCATGCGCATCAGGGTGAGGTTGATGCGATAATCGGTAGCGTTTGCGATGTACATTCTCCAGTCTCCTTTCTTATCGCGCCAGGAACGCGGCTGCGATGATCTGAGCGCCGGCGCTGAACATTGCCTGGGTGATTTTGCCCTGTGCCAGCATGGCGTGGTTAGCGGCGCTGGTCTCCTCGATGGACTTCATCTCGAGCATCATCCGGATGGCCTTCTCGTATTCCTTGACCTGGTTCTTCATGGTGGTTTTCCCCTTTCCCTTGATCTGAGACAATATTACCATAGAAGTATTGCAAAGTCAAGCTAAGTGTATGATAACTGAGAAAGGCTTGTCACGCGATAGCCCCAGCCTGGTCAAGGACATGCAGCATACCTTCGATTTTATCACGGCAAGCGATTACTTCAAGCCAGGGGCGCGGGATTGCGCCGTAGCCGTAGTAAAGGCCAGCCAGACCGCCAGCAACGGCAGCTACGGTATCAGTGTCGTCCCCAAGGTTGACGGCGGCGAGAAGGGCCGCTGAGAGCCTGTGAGAGCATGCCAGGCACCACACAGCCGCTTCGAGCGTGTCCACGACATAGCCAGAGCTTTTGATCGCGGTGACTGGGAGAGCGGCAAAGGCTTTCACATCGAACAGACGGCGATACTGGTACAGTTCTGACTTATCGTCGAGGCAAGCGGTATAGAACGCGACGCCATCATCGATACCACGCTGCAGCGCGTCGATCAAACGACCAGGATGATTCACAATTGACTTTGCCAGGAAGTAGTACAGACCACAACCAATCCTGGAACGAAGATGGGCATGGGTGAGAGCACTGACGCGGTCGATGGTTGAAATAGCCACACGATCTGGAAGCTCTCTGTCCAGGCACCAGAGCACAACTGGCATGATACGCATAAGGCTACCGTTCCCGTTGTCTGCTTCGTTTCGGCTGCCACACTGTGTAACATCCGCTCCATCGATGTATCTCTGGATTGCTTCTCTCGTTCCGCGCCCAACTCCGAAGGTAAAGCCATAAGGTGTGAACGAACCGTCCTGAAGCCAACGACAAAAATTGCACATGATATCATCCAGATCAATAACACCACGTCGTTTGATGCTTTCAACGGTCGCAATGGTCATGGACGTGTCGTCAGTCCAAGTCCCAGCCGGAAGCGAATACGTGCCGAAACCACGCATGTCTCCGACTGAATTCATGGCAAGCTGGGAGCGGTTCATCATCTCAACCGGGCGACCCAGAGCGTCGCCAACGACGACGCCCATGATTGCAGATTTCCACATGTTCAGCATTTACCATGCTCCCTTCAGATCGTCCGGGAATTTGAATTCGTAGCTGTCGTTCAACGCTTCAACCAGAATGTCACGGTTCAGGTGGAAGCGTTCGTAGCCTTCGGAGATGGTGTAGAAATACCCCGAGCTTGGCGGCACGATAGGCCGGCCGGCGTTCATGATGTAAACCATCGCCCTGGCATTGAAGCGCTTGCTGCCGGGAGTATGCACGCTTACGGACAGGTACTGCTTCCGGTAATACTTCGGATAACCCTCATAGCGGTCGAGACGCTGCTCGTCACGTTCGGAGATCGCCCAGACGATCACTGGAACTTCGGAGCCTTTACACGGCTCGATGGTGGCATGCACTCGGAATACGAGCTTCCAGTCCTTGAGGGTTGCCTTGCCGATGACATGCGCGTCCGGGCACCGGAACGCCATCTGAGCGACAGAGAGATTGCTGCCATAAGCCACATAATACTTCATAGATTAGTCCTTCCTTTCAATGGTCATGATAGATTCTTTTGGAGCGATTGGTTCATCGGTGACGTAGAACTCAACGCCGTCAAAATGTTCTGGGTCGAGCTGGACTTCACCGTTGTGATAAGCGTCCGAGACGCGCCGGTGGGCTTCGGACGGACTTCTGGCTTCCACGGTGACGATGCGCCGCAGGGTTTCGGTGATGGCGACTTTATACAGCATGGACTTTCTCCCTTCACAGGGCTGGGAATAAACCCAGCCCAGATTAACATGCAGCAGTGGTAGGCTGGTCGACTTTCTGCCTCCAGGCGCAATTCCCGCTCAGATTCCGCAACAGGATATCCCGCGCCGTCTCGAACTCCTTACCGATGAAGCCCAACCGGAGCAGCCAGCACCGGAAAGCGTACTTCTCGTTCTCGGTCTGCTGGGGCTTTGGGCTGGCATACTTGACTTCCTTCGCCAACTCGCTCATGGCAATGCACAACTGAATGTAGGCCTTCAGCTCGCCGGCGTGGATGTTGCCGTACTTGCCATCGTGGGGGTCGGCGAACTGGAACAGCCGGAACTCAATGGTGCCTTTGGTGAAGGAAGCGTGGAGGTTGAGCATATGGTAGCGGCTGTCGTTGTAGTGCTGATTGCGCCCGACGTTGCAGCGCTGGGAAATATACCAGATATCAGCGAGGGCATCCATCGTCTGCGGCTTCTTGGTGTTGATGTCGGCCAGGAAGCGAGGGTCGATCACGCGGCAGTAATCGCGGGTACGATTTCGGTCGATACGAATGGCCCGACCGATCTGGCTCTCATGCGCAGCCATGATGTTGACGAGGTTTCGCAGCGTCTTAGCGTCGTGATTCCGGCCATCAAGCCCATTCAAGCCGACGTGAATGTGGATTCCGCAGCCGCGCTTCGGGCAGGACTTCGCGCCATTCTTGCGCAGCTCTCGCAGGAGACCCTGCAACGTTCTGATGTCGTTGTACACCAAGATCGGGGTAACGAGTTCGCACCGCTCGTCGTCCGGACCGTGGATGGAAACGTCTCGGCTGAACTTCCACTCACGCCCCTGGGCATCGTAGGCGCTCCACGTCATGTACCCGTTGCGGCTGGCGGTGTACTCGTAGCGATTGGTGCCGAGAAACTCGGCGGCCAACTTGGCAGCGTTCTGACGGGTGATGTTGTTCATCTCGACTTCGACGCCAAAGGTCTGCTGCTTCATGGCGGCGATCTGATGCAGAGTGGATTCTTTCATGGGTAACGCTCCTTTCCGGTGGCTCATTTGATAGTGTGATGTTACATTGTTTATGCTGCAAAGTACACTAAGAAACAGCTAAATGGGATTGTTGTTTGTGTGTCCTTTTGATGTTACAGACTGTAACACTTTGGGAGCGCACCCCGTATCACCCGACAAAGTGAACGGGGCAGCGGGCGATGAAATCGCCCAGGGTTTCTTCTTCTTCCATCTCGAACTCGTTGTCGATCTCGGTATAACCGAAGTCGAATGAATCCAGCTTCTCGTAGTACAGATCGCTCTTTGTCATTGTTGGCAACCCCTTTCTTGGTCGGTGGTGTGTTCCTCTTTCTGGGGTAATATTACAATAGAACTATTGTAAAGTAAAGCTAAATGAATGATAACTAAATAGAGAATGGGAGGAAGCGATAGGTGGCTGCCGGGAATGAAAAAACGCCCCGGCGAATGCCAGGACGCAGACATAAGAAAAAGGCCGGTTGCCCGACCTTATCCCTTCGCTCAATGCGAAGTCCAGATATTGCGGCAGGATTCTCACCTGCACGAAGCCACCACAGCTTCAAATCAGCATCTTCCATATAACCGCACAGATGTTGGTTAGTCATTCTGTGGGCCGTCATGGATAAACGGGATTTCACCGTTTCACGGCTATTATGCGTCTGCTTCCGCCACGCAATACCCCCGCGCAAGCGCGGCCCCTCCAACTACTATACCCAGAGAACAGGCCCGTGGGTTTCTTAATTGGATTGCTTGGATTATAGCATATCCCATCGCGGATGTCAACTCAATGATGTGCCATGTGCGAGGATTACCCATACATGACCCTAGTTTTACCCTAAACGCCAGTCAATCTGTGTCTAGTTGTGTCGATTCACCCGCATATTATAAAGGAAGGAATATAGACAGCAATAGCCAGTATATGCCACAAATTACAGTACCGAACATCAAGCGGTTAAAAGAGTATACAAGAAAAAGCCCCGTAAATACGGGGCTTCTGGCGCTTTGAAAGATGATTTGACCCTAAATAATACCCTAATCAGCGTTTTTTTGCAGGTACTTGGACAACTTGGATGCTCCATCCTTGCCCGCGTCTTCGGTGTAAGCCATATAGACATCCAGGGTCATGCTCGCCTTTTTATGGCCCAGGTTGTGCTGTACGGTTTTGACGTCCATACAGGACCGCAGAGCGGCAACAGCATAAGAGTGCCGGAGGTCATGCGGGTGTAGCTCTGGAATCCCTATATCCATACCAACGCGGCGAACACAGGTAAAAATGGTCTTCTCACCGTGGGCTTTCCCATCACGCTGACGGAACACCAGGTCGTGACTCAACTCATCATCACACCAGTCTCCACCCTTTGCTATGCGCTGTTCCGCTTGCTTGCGGCGTTGATCGCGCAGTATATCTATAGCTTCCTTTGGGAGATGAATCAAACGCTCCTCCTCATATTTCGGCGGGGTTATGCGCTGAATACTAATGGACTTAGCATGGAGCTGACGCTGGACAAACATTGTGCCGACATCGAAATCAACGTCAGACCAGCGCAGCCCGCGCACTTCTCCGATTCGCAACCCGGTATAGAGCATGAAAATCAGCTCGTTCCCGTACCTGGTTTTATTGGCGGCAGCGATGAAGTCTTGGAACTGTGTCCGCTCGATGATGTGGAACTTCTTAACCTTGCCACGGGAGACGGACACAAGTGCTGCCGGGTTTTCTTTAATCAGCCTGGATTCGATAGCGCAGTTTAACGCGGTTCTCAAGATGCGGCAGTAATTGCTGATGGTAACCTGGGACAGACCACGATCTTGCATGGACGAAACCATACGGCGAACGTGGATAGGGGCGAGTTTAGACAGCTTCACGTCACCAATGGTCGGCTTGAAGTTATGGTTCAATATAGATTTGTACTTGATAACTGTGCGCTCGGAGTTTTCGCCCTGATAATCGGCAATCCAGATGTCCAACCATTGCGAGACAGTCATTTTTGACGGTTCACGCCAGATGCCGGAATCCAGCTCGTGTAGCTGTGTGCGCAGCTTTGTGGTAACTTCTTTCTCGGTTTTGGCATAAACGGAGCGCTGCCGGCCATCGGGAGTGGTGTACCTGGCTTCCCAACGGCCATCGGAGCGTTGACGGATGGAACCCATGCCGTTATTCGACCGGGAGTTCTTCTTCTTCGGCAAAATAACGCCACCTTTCATCGTTAATGTTGGGCCAGACTTTCCAGATCGTCACGATACATGTCGATAGCCATTTGTGCGAACTCCTGCGTTACGTCGAAATAGTCGGCCAATGCCCACGGCGACCAGTAGCCCAGATGAATGGCGCGAAGGACATCATGGTATGGCATCAATAACTCTACAGCGCGTTTATTCGCTTTGTACTCGCATTTCTCCCAGTTATCGTACAGGGAATAGACGTTGTAGAAGCTTCCAGTCTCTATGTGCCCCAGCTCGTGAGCTAGGGCACATTTTAATTCCGCATCGCTTTCAAACTTATCAAGGTCTACAAAAACATACCCAGTCTGAAAAACAGCCGCCTTCAATGCCCGCGTGTGTATTTCCACAACCTCAAACCCATGAGATGCGATTCTGTCGTAAAGCTCGTAAGTTTTCACGGCTTTACGCCCTCCCTATTGTCGGTTACGTCTGGCAATAATTATGTCTGCCATGGCATTAAGATCAACTAATTCATCTCTGCTAAAATCTTTCGTTTTCTTATGTACAGCAAATTCGAGCGATTCACGGGTGAGTGGACTTTCTTCTGTTACAAGAGCCTGGACACCTTCATGCTCTTGTTGGGATTGTGCATCTGGATTGTCGTATGACGCTGGGACCGGTTCGTACCCAAGTATAACTCCGTTCGTTACGCCGAAATAGTCAGACAGCTTAGTCAGTCTTTCACCGCGCGGGTCTTTCTTCTGGTTCCACCAGTCACTAATAGTGGGCCGAGACACTCCAATGCTAATCGCCAACTGCTTCTGCAAAATACCTTTTCTATCAGATAATTCCTTTACGCGGTTCATCTGTGTGTCCTCCTTTCATTTATTAGCTAAATGTATTTTAACATAAAAAATTAGCTATTTCAAGAAAAATAAAATAGCAAAAAGACAATTATTAACTTGACATTCAGCTATCAATGTGATACACTTAGCTAAAAGACAAAAGCAGAGGGGTGAGATATTGAATAACATCAAGGGACTGAGAGAAAAGCTGGGCATTACCCAAAAGGCACTGGCATGGGAAGCCGGTGTTTCTGCGCCTTTCCTGTATGATCTGGAGAATGGCAACAGGAACGCGAAGCCGGAAACTCTACAGCGCATCGCAGACGTGCTGGGATGCACGGTTGAAGAACTGGCTGGTGAGACTGGAGGTGAGACTGAATGACTTTTGAGGAAGTCAACGCCAGAATCAAGAGACTGAACGCGCAGATACGGCAGCGCAATGACTTCCTTGCGGCAACACGCGCGGCAGACCACCTTCCTGACGGTGATCTGGACACGCTCTATGACACGCTGAAAGCGGAGATCAAGCGCCGGAACGACGTCGACAGTGAGATCTGTGATCAGCTGTACGAGTACCGGGACAGATTGGAGGAAATCGCATGATTTACAGGTATTACTGCCCAGCTAGACCACCGGCTCCTGGGGCGATTCCCAAAGGTGCCATCAATGTGGAGTATTCCGACGATGGCTACATGGTGGACACTGAGGGGTACAGTCACAGAGCGTGGGGTGCGGTCGAGTACGACCGAGAACTGACTGACAGGGAGATCGACGACTACGAGTTGGACAAGGCGTAGGAGGCAGCTATGGAGAGCACAGAGCATTACCTTCTTAGTAGGGAGGAAGCATCTGAGCGTTACGGTATTAGCACAAGAAGCCTTGACAGGCTCTGCAGGGGTGACCAAACCTTCCCGGCTGCAAAGATCGGACGGCGAGTGCTGATACACAGAGACCGTGCGGACGAATGGTTCAATAAATATTACAATGGGCAAAAGTAAACCGCTCAGGGGCTAAAGCTGAGCGGTTAAGGCAAAAGATGGCAATGGAATAACCATCGTTTGCATTATAGCACAAAACGTGGGTGAAGTCAATGATCATTAGCGAGAATTACTTGGAAAAACTCGAACACTGCTGGCTGGATGATATGCCAAGATACGAGGAAGAACCCAAGTTTGAGGATGGCATGACGCTGGCAGAGTATAAGGCAAGTTTCCCGGTTCGATTTGCATCGGAGTGTCCTGAGTGCAAGGGGGTGTACGAATGAAAACTGCGGCGAGATACAATAACAAGCTCGCGGAACAGGATTCTCTGCATTTGAAAATGGCGTATGTGCAGATGCACGAGGCGCTTAATGAGCTGCAGCAGGTATTTTTAAAGGACAACGTGATCGCGCACATGGTCAAAACATTGGGCGCGATGGAAGACACATTATTCGAGTACGCAGTACCGACAAAAAGGAGGTAAAAGAGCATGGCAAATACGATTAGTTTCCCATTGCTAAATGCTGACCAAATCGAGGTCAAGGTAAAGCAGATTACAGCTAGTGGTGCGGTGCTGTTGTTGTATAAGACAGCACGTACTGACAGGGACATCTTGGACGAGATCGTAGGACCGATGAAGTGGAAAGACGATTACAAAGAAATTAAGGGCAATCTCTACTGCGGCATTGCGATTCTCGACACTGAGCGCAATGAATGGGTTTGGAAATGGGATTGCGGCATAGAAAGCCGCGCAGATGGCGACGGAAACGAGAAGAAAGGTGAGGCCAGTGACGCGTTCAAGCGGGCTGGTTTCTGCTGGGGTATAGGCAGAGAGCTGTACACAAGCCCATTCACCTTCGCAAAGGTAGATACTGTACAGAGCGAGCGTGGTAGGGGCTACGAACTTAAAGACAAATTCATGCGATTTGATGTACAGGAAATCGGGTATAACGAGCACAGGGAAATCAATCGCCTGGTCATTGTCAATAGTAAAACCCACAACGTAGTTTTTGAATTCGGCACGAATGGGCAGAATCGGCCCAAGCAGCAGCCGAAGCCCAAGGCGAAGGAAGAACCCGCGCAGGAGCAGAAAACGGCTTCTACGGGCATTTCTGGGGCCGTAGCAACGCCTGAACAGATTGAGTACATCAAGGCTCACGCCAGCGACGATGACTACATGGATATCATGACCAGGTACGGCGCGAACCTTGAAAACCTTTCTCAGGCTGACGCTGAGCGTGAGATCGCTGAGATCGATAAGCACAATGAGCCGATGATACCAACATGTGAGCGCTGCGGCAAGGCGATCACTGGAGTGGCGCTGCCTGACGGCAGCAGGATGACAGCATCTGAGCTTATCGGCAAAAGCAAGCTCACATACAACGGGGTTTACTGCTTCGGCTGCATGAAGGAATTGAGCCGGAAGAAGAAAGCGGGTTAATCCATGACGGCAGTGATTGAGCATGTACGTGGGTACATTACAGGGTACGACGAAAAGCGCGGTGAGCTGATTATCCGAGCGCCGTATACGAACTTTCCCACGTTGGTGAGACGGGAATACCGGGAGGTAGAGATACAGCCCATCGATTCCCGTCCACTATCGGACAAACAGCGCCGGAGTTGCTACGCGATGATTCGGGAGATTGCTGACTGGTCGGGTGACACGACGGAGGCAACGAAGGAAGTCCTTAAACTGGATTTCTGGGCCGGGGAACTGCTGGAAATGGCAGATACGATGTTCAGCCTTTCCAATGCTCCAATGAGTGTAGTCGCTGCGTTTCAAAGCTGGTTGGCTCGATTCATAGTGCGGAACGATGTGCCGACAAAGAAACCGATGCTCGAATACGTGGACGACATCGACGATTACATCTACGCATGCCTGGTGTCAAAAAAATGCCCGATATGCGGCAAAAAGGCAGACCTCCATCATGTAACGGCGATAGGGGTTGGAAGGAATAGAGACACAATTATTCATGAAGGAATGGAAGTGCTGCCGCTTTGCCGGGAGCATCACGGCGAGATTCACAGCATGGGTAAATCGGAATTCTTCAAGCGATATCATCTCAACGGTGGAATCACGGCAGACAAAACCATCTGCAAGATTTACGGACTGAATACCAAGCAAAGGAGAAAGACATCATGAAGGTGTGTTGGATAAGCGCCGGGGTTTCATCCTTCATAGCCGGATGGCTGGTGCGCGATACCGTGGATGAATACATCTACATCGACATAGCCGACCAGCACCCGGACAGCATGAGGTTTATCAAGGATTGTGAAAAGGCACTTGGCAAGCCGATACAGATTCTTCGCTCCGAACAGTATCACAACGTAGAAGAATGTATCAGGGTGTTTGGCAGCGTGAGGAACGTTCACAATTATTTCCATCCTTGCACGAACTGGCTGAAAAAGCGCGTTCGCAAGCTCTGGGAAGAAGCCCACGCGGACGAGGAAATAACATACGTTTGTGACATGGACATAAACGAGCAGCACCGCGCCGACAGGCTGGTCGAGGGTATGCCTCAGTTTGAACATGAGTTCCCGCTGATAGACAAGCAGTTGACCAAAGCGGAGGCCCACGGCATCCTTGCATCCCTTGGTATCAAGCGCCCGGTGATGTACGACATGGGCTACAGCAATAACAACTGTATCGGATGTGTGAAGGGGGGTATTGGGTACTGGAACAAAATCCGTGTGGACTTCCCGGAAGTGTTCGCACAACGGGCGCGGATGGAGCGCGACATCGGCAATACCATGTTGCATGACGCAAAAGGCCCGATATGGCTTGATGAACTCGACCCCAACCGGGGCAAGATGGCAGATGAAATTATGGACGAGTGCGACATCTTTTGCATGATGCACATTTAAGGAGGAATGACTTATTAACAAGGCAATCATCACTGGCAGACTCGCCGCCGATCCGGTGGCGCGAACCACACAGAGCGGCGTCAGCTGCAGCACCTTCGACGTTGCGGTACAGCGGCGCTTCAAGGGACAGGACGGCAAGCGCGAAGCGGATTTCTTGACCGTTGTGGCGTGGCGGCAGACTGCCGACTACTGCAACAAGTACCTGATCAAGGGCAGCAGGGTTGCGGTAGAGGGCAGCATCCAGAAGCGCAGCTACACGGCGCAGGACGGCTCCACGCGCTACGTCACGGAGATCATCGCAGACAACGTGGAGGCGCTGGGTGGAGCGAATAACGACCACGGTAAGCGCCAGGAGCAGAGCGCACCGGAGACGACTGGCAATCACGACCAGGAAGACTTTCAGGAGGTAGACCCCGTGGATGAACTGCCGTTCTAACAGTGAAAACCGGGCGTGAAAACGCCCGGTTTCTAATCCTGGTACTCCGTAATCGGCCCGTTCTTTGCTTCGTAGTCGGCAACGAAGCGCCGGATAATGAACTCGTTCAAGTTGTTCACTGACCGTCCCTCCAACTCGGCAATGGCTTTCAACTTGTTATACAGAGATTCTTCGATGCGGATACCGGTCTGAATCTTCACCATGGTGGTCACCTCCAAAGTGTTAACTATTGTTATCACTATTATAACACAATGCCGCTGGATTTGCAAGCAACAATTGTTACTATATAATAAATAAAACGGTAACAAAAGTTACCATGAAGGGGGCGAGGCAGATGGCAGACATTGATTTTTACATGAACCCGGAAATCATGGATATGTGCAATGACTTGAACATTGAGTATTCACGGTTCTGCGGCATAATGGCAATTTTGGACAGCATCGACAAAAAGCACCCGGACGTTCGGATAAGAAACGCGACGGCGGCAACGCTTCTCGGCATTGAAGGTAAAATGCCATGCGACTATGATATGTTACTTGGAGCCTTTGACACACTGCGTTACAGCAAGAAAGTGAGGTAGATATGGCAGAATCGAAGCGTTTTTACTGGTTAAAACTCAAAGAGGACTTTTTTAGGCAGAAAGAGATCAAGAAACTGCGCAAGATCGCAGGCGGTGAAATTTACACAATCATCTACCTGAAAATGCTTCTACGGTCAATGAAGGACGGTGGAAAGCTGTATTATGAGGGCATCGAGGACAATTTTGCTGGGGAGCTGGCTCTGGATATCGACGAGAACGAAGATAACGTGAAAATGACGGTTGCATTCCTCATGGCGAACGGCATTCTCATTCAAAACCGGGAGGACGAATACGAGCTTTTGACCGTAAACGAAATGACCGGATCTGAATGTGAATCGGCCCATCGGGTGCGCAGGATGAGGGCGCAACAGGCGTTGTCAGACAGCCAAAATGCGTTACAAAGTAACGGCGATGTAACGGACAGTAACGTCGCTGTAACAGCGCGTAACACAGAGATAGAGATAGATATAGAGAGTAAGAATAAGAGAAATAGAAAAGAGCTACAGCTACAACTACAACATGGTGTTACTGTAGCAGACACGGTTCAGGCTTATGCATCTTCAAACTTACAGCATATGTCACCCGGTAACATTCATGACATGATGGCATTCATGGAGGACTTGCCCGAGGATTTAATACGGTATGCTATTGACATTGCTTGCGGGCAAGGTAAGCCGCGATGGGCGTATGTTTCTGGCATTCTATCCGGGTTTATACGAGACGGCATTAGAACTGTGGGCGATGCGAAATCAGCAAAGGCGGCATGGGAAGCGAAGAAGCATCCCGACATACCTCATGAACAGGTTGAGCGCGACCTTTCGGTAGAGGAAATAATGCGCCGGAGCGATGACTGCTCGGTGCCAAAGGAATTCACGCCAATCGGAGGATGGTAACATGATCGCTCACTACGAAGCGGAGCATAGCGTTCTTGGCGCGATGCTGCGGTCAGGAAAGGCGACAGGGACAGCAATCGAGAGACTACGGCCTGACGATTTCGCTGACCCGGCGAACAGGGAGATATTCAGTGCAATGCTCACAATCGCACTGAGCAACCGAACGGTAGACCTGGTTACTCTGGATGAGGAACTCGAGCGGCGCGGACGATTGGACGCAGTAGGTGGGGCATCGAGGCTGATAGAGATCAGTCAGAGCGTACCGAGTGCGGGTAACATCGACGCATACATCGACATCGTCCTCGAAAAGGCGAATCTTCGGCGGCTACAAGCGATTGCGGAGAGTATCAACCGCAAAACTAATGCGCAGGATTTGAGTGCAGACAAGATCATCGAGCTGATAGAGGGCGCATGCAACGATATCACTACCCGCGCCCAGCAGCACGACAGGGGATGGATAACAGGCGGTGAGGCGGCGCTGTTGGCCTATGAGGCGGCAGAGAAAAAACCAAAGCCGATTCCAACCGGGTTTGTGGAGCTAGACGATATGCTCTGCGGAGGGCTTATCAAACCAGAGCTGACAATCGTCGGAGCTAGGCCAGGAAAGGGCAAAAGTGCGTTCTTGCTTGCTGCGAGCATGACAGCAGCGCGGCAGGGATTCCACGTGGGGTATTTCAGCCTTGAGATGAGTGCGCTGCAGCTCGGACAGAGAGCACTCGCAGCGACGAGCATGGTCAGTATCAGCCGGCAGCGCAAGGGTGAGCTGACGGACAACGACTGGGAACGGCTGAACAACGGGCTGGTGGAACTTACGGAGACTGGGGTACACGATCATCTGCACATCTATCAGGGGTATGGGCTGACGGTTGAGCGACTGAGTAATATAGCAAGGCATGCGGTGCATCAGGAGAGCATGGATTTGTTGGTAATCGACTACATCCAACTGCTGCGGACTGTCGAAAAGACGAATGCGGAACATGAACGACTTGGTACGATCTCCAAGGCTCTGAAACAACTGGCGTTGACGTTGAACATTCCAATTCTCACGGCGGCGCAGGTCAGGCGACAGAGCCAGGACGACAGTAAGAAGGGGGGCAGAGCACCGACACTGGATGAATTGCGCGGGTCGGGTGATTTGGAACAGGATGCTGACAATGTATTCCTGATTCACAGCCCGGATAACCCGGATGATCCAACGCTCAAACGGGTAGAGGATAAGCACCTGGGCATCTGGGAGCGGTCGAGAAACGCGATGGCTATACCATTCACGGTAGAGGTCGCAAAGCAGCGCCAGGGTGCGACAGGGAGAACATGGTGCCTTTTCAAGCCGATGAACATGCGATTCTATGAGGACAACGCGAATAGGAGTTGAGAGCATGACACTGAGCGTAAAAACGGCAACTGGAGAGATTCATGCCAGGGTAAATAGCAACTTGGAAGCCGCGCGGTTTCTGCGGGAGCTTGCAGGATTGGGAATCAAATGCCTGAGCTGGCAGATTGGGGAGGAACAGGAATGATAGCAGACTGGATAGCGGCTGGAGCAGCGTTTGGGATAAAGGCGTTTTTTGCGGTGGTGGTATTCATCCTCTGCTGCGGGGTAGCGATTGGGCTGCTTGCGGTGATTGCAATGGTATTTGGAGGGGACGATGATGGCAAGGAAGACAAGGGCGGCTGGGACAACTGAATCCGATGAGCAGAAACTTCTGTTCGAGTGGATAGAGTGGGCGAAGGTGAAATATCCAGAGTTAGCATTGTGCTATCATGTGGTCAATGAAGGACGGCGCTCATACGCTACGGGACGGAGGATGGTAGCAGAGGGCCTACGAAAGGGCGTGCCGGACATTTGTTTACCAGTTCCGAACATGCGATACACAGCGTTGTACATCGAACTTAAGCGAAAAAAGGGGGGACGGCTGAGTGATGAGCAGCGTGGATGGATTGACGCACTGAACCGGGTGGGAAATCTTGCGGTAGTTTGTCACGGATTTGAAGAAGCGCGAGACACGATACTGGAATATTTGAGAAAATGAAGAAAGTGTGTCATCGCATATTTTTTTAGAATTATGCTTGACTTTTAGCTAATTATATTATACAATAAGCAAAAAGAAAAGCTGAAAGGAGAACGAAATCGAATGGCAATGGAATCCAAGGTAATGACCATCACGCCCGATCAGGCAAGGGCGATGCTGGAAAAGAACATGAAGAACAATCGGCGGCTGAATCACGCGACGGTGAAGCGGTACGCTCGGATAATGAAAGCTGGGGGATGGAACCTCACGCATCAGGGTATCGCGTTCGACACCAACGGAGAGTTGATCGACGGGCAGCACCGACTGGAAGCGCTGGTCATGGCGAACGTCCCGATCACGATGATGGTCACTTACGGTGTGGAACACATCGATGGCGAGGCATTCACGATTGACACCGGAACAAAGCGCACGACGCAGAACATCATGCAGATCAGCGGCATCTGCGACGAGGTCTACAAGCGCATGAGCGGATTTGTGTCGGCTTACATGCGCATGAAAATCAGGACGAACAGTAGCGCACCGGAAGCGACAGAGATAATCAGCTACATCGACAAGCATTATAACGATTTGGCTAAGATATCCAGCATCATCGGAGGCAAGGCGACTGGGAGCGCTGGGTGCCGACTGCATACCATAGTCGGAGTTGCGCTGATCGCAGCTTTTTATCGAGGGGAGCCTGAGGATGCGCTGCGAAAATTCGTCAACGTATACCGGAACAACGATGTCGAATACTGCGAGAACTACAACCCGCGTCACGCGCTTAACCTTCGGGATTGGGTGCGCGGGCATAAAAGCACGCCTGAGACACTGCAGCGGTGTGAGTGCGCTATATACAGCTTTGCGCACAATCAGACACAAATGAAGCTCTGCGACAGGTACCCGTTTATACCTGGCGTGGATGCGTAGAAAGGAGAGTAGCGATGGAAAATGTCAAGACTGGTGTGGAGCAGGAATTGGAAAAGGGCGGCGCGATGATGGTCAAAACCGCCAAGGGCTTCACGGTTGCAACACATGAGGATTTCAACCGGGGCAATGACATCCTCAAGGACATCAAAACTCGCGTAAAGGCGGTCAAGGAATACTGGAAAGGCCCGAAGGACGCTGCAAACGCAGCCCACAAGGAACTGGTTGCGAAGGAAGCCCAGATGTTGAAGCCGCTCCAGGAAGCCGAGAGCATCATCAAAAAGGCCATGCTGGCATACACGACCGATGTAGAGCGCAAGCGCCGTGAGGCCGAGGAAGCCGCTAGGAAAGCGCGTGAAGCGGAGGTCAAGCGGCTGGAGGCTATAGCAGCAAAGGCCGAGGAACAGGGCGATACGGACACGGCAGAGATCATGCGCGACATGGCAGAGGAAGTGCCGATTGGAGAGATTGCGGCTGCGGCTGCCCCGGTTGCCAAAGGCTTGTCGGTCAGGACTACGTGGAAAGCGCGAGTGACTGACTCGAAGCAGGTGCCCGCGTATTTCGACGGCTACGAGCTGCGCGAGATCAACATTCCGGCGCTGAATGGACTGGCGAGGCAGTACGAGGGCAAGCTGAACATTCCCGGTGTGGAATTCTATCAGGACAGCGCGATATCAGTAAGGGCGTAAATGGGATAGAGCGATGAAAAACTCACCATGCTACAGGAATGGGCACAATTGCCAGATGCGATCTCAGATATGTCACGCACAGTGTAAAGAGTATCACGACTGGGTAAATGAGTTAAGGCTGGAGCGCATCGAGGAAAGGAAAACAATGGATGCTGATGCGCATACAAGGAAAACAATCGAACTGAATACCAAGAGGGCAAACAGCAAAAGGAAGGTGGGACAGAGATGAAAGATGGCGAGAAGAATGAGACGAGGAAAGAAGCTATTTGGCAGTATTACACCAACGAAGAAAACCGGCCGCGCTGGAAATGCTCTGAGTGTGGGAAGATCATCCGGCACGGAGCGCATGAGAAACTATTCTGCAGCCGGTGCGGCAGCCGAATGACACTGGAGAGTTAGGAGGAACAACGAGTGAAGACAACTACCATCAACATCAACGTCTACGAGGTAGGCGACGTGATCAGCATCGACCAGGCCAGTCTCAAACTGGTAGCTAAGAGGGAAAGCATTGGTAAGTCTACGCGGGCGGTGATCATTGCAGTAAACCAGCGGCTCGACAAGCTGTACAGCTACAAGCTGGTGCTGGATAACGGGAAGTCCTTCACGCTCACACCTGGTGAGCAGGGCAGCGAGAGGTACGTCGGGCATATTGATCTGGGGCTGCTGTTCGGATAAAAAAGACCAAGGATGGAGGGTGACTATGACTATAGGAGATCGAATCAAATACATTTGCGATCAGAGAGGTCTAACGCAGCGGGAACTTGCTCGTAGGGTCAATGTTACTGAAGTATCGATGTCGAGATATATCAACGGTTTTCGTGAACCGAAAGCGCACGTTATCGTAGACATAGCGAACGCCTTAGATATCACCACTGATTACATTCTCGGGAGGACGGACGAAAATGACACGTGCATTAATCATAAAGCAGTACGGTGACCCACAAATATGCGGCGCGATAGTTGACGGCATGACAAAGCGAGTATACCAGCTCAATGAGGATGAGTTAGCGACTGTAAAAGCTGAGCTGGCGAAACTTCGTCGGAAAGATGCAATACGCACGTGGGGCGACGAGATACGCTTTCAAGCGGCCCGCGCGGCTCTTGCGATAAAATACTCGACTGAGGTGCCAGGGCGGCTGTATGAGGCTATTCTGGGGGCGTGGGGGCTTTTGTGGCTCGGCATATTCACAGCATATGCGAAACTGGCGGCGTGGAACCGCGAGGCTTGAGCGATGGCAAGAAAAGAGCCGTATACAGCAGCTAGGCAGAAACGCAATCAGCGCAGCTACATGAAAAAAGTGGCAGAGCATAGATGCGTGACGTGCGGCAAACCGGATGAACGCACATTGAGTGGGCGAGTTTACTGCCAGGAGTGCTACGACAGGCACAAGGCAGGAGCCAGCCCGAGAAAGCCCAGGACGCCGGCGCAAAGCGAATCAGAAAAACAGGATAAGCGGGAGTGGGAAGCGCGGTGCAAATCGCTTCAAATGTGCGTCAGATGTGGCGAAAAAGACAAGTATACGGTAAATGGGCACAGGCTGTGTAAACGGTGCTCTGAGAGAAAGAACCAGAATCAACGCGAACACTACGATCATGAGAAAATGAGTAGCTATTACAAGGCCAGACGAGACGCATGGCGGCAGCAAGGGTTGTGTACTTACTGCGGCGGCGAAAAAGAGGAACCAAACAAGATGCTCTGCATTGATTGTCGAGTAAAGGCGAGGATGCAGAGACGAAAGAGGGAGGCAGAAAAACAGTGAAGGTAACTTGCATTTACTGGCCGGAGGACCGGGAAAGGATGCTGTTCAAGAGATGTGTGTGGGCTACAATGAACCGCGTTTCGGAGCCAAAGGAACTCCCGATGCCCCAGCTCATACGCGATCTGATAAATGCCAGGCACAGCCCGATCAGGGTGCTTAACTTCGCGTTTTTGATCGAGGATATACCGTCCAACATCGCAACTCACCTGACCCGTCATGTACACGCGGTGCCGTTCGTTTCCAGTCTTCGGAATGATCGGCAGAACAAGATAGATGGAGATAATGCACCGCGGAACACTCCGGTAAACATGGTTCTATTCTGCAACTGTGAAGAACTGCTGACGATAGCGAACAAGCGGCTCTGTTCACAGGCCAGCGCGAAAACTCGCCACGTGGTGAAAATGATGTGCGACGCGGCGACGGAGAAAATGCCTGAGCTGGAAGGGTACTGTGTCCCGATGTGCGAGTACATGGGGGGAATCTGTCGAGAGATGAACTGCTGCGGCCGGCATCCGAAACGATAAAAGGATAGGAGCGTGATTATGGGCATTTTTCATATAAGCGAGCATGTCAAGGACAACTGCTGGAACTTGCTGGATTCATACGGCGAGATCTGCGTCCACTGCGGCTGCTGCTCGAAAGACAAAGAAACCAGGTACAAAGGTCGCATTGAGTGTCTGGAAGCGTGGATAGAAGAAAAAGAACATTTCCGGTATTGGAGCGATGATCCTGAAACTCGGAAGATTCAGGAACGGAACTGTGCAGAAACGCTTCGGCACTTCAAGCGCCAGCTCCGGTATTACAGGAAGAAGCTGCAGGAGGTCACGACATGAGCAAGGTGAAATTCAAGCGCAATACTCAATCGAGCCGTGAACTTCGCAGGATAGCCGAGAGGGAGCAGAACCGTCAGCAGCGGCAACAGGCTGTGGATGCGTTTTGGAAACTCACACCGGAGGAACGACAGCGTAGAATCGCAGATCAGGAAGCATTCAAGCGCATACAGAAAAACGGTATCACGCTTGAGGATTTGAAGAACGCTGAAACCCAGGGCCAGCAGGACGGGTACATGGCTGGAAAGACGGAAACGTTGAAACTCTGCTATGCGGCTATATGCCTTGCGCTGAACGAGTTGCACGGGTTCGGGATGAAGCGCTGCAAGGAAGTCCTCAACGCGGTGGATGAAAAGGTTGTGTACGCTCTGAACAGCGAAGAAGAAATCCAAGCGGTCATGGACAAGATCGGGCTTGAGATTTCGTTCAAAGATGCTTTTCCAGGTGAGCGAGTGAGTGAGAAAGGGGCGTAAACGTGGGCGAATGGATAAGCGTCGAGGACAGAATGCCAGATGAGCATAAAACGATATTCGCACCACTAAAAGGGACAGACAATTGGAAGCCTGGAATGTTCGAATCGATGTCTGACGATGTCAGATGCGTATATGAGTTTGAGGATGGTAAGCGGATGGTACATCACAGCTTTACCGTCGATGGCAAATGGGATGCGGAGAGAAAGAGCTACCTCAAACGTCGTGTGACACATTGGATGGAAAACCCGCAGCTGCCAGAACTGTCGAAGGAGGGATAGTGTGACGCAAAGGGTTTGCGAGAAGTGCGGCGCTGTAATTAAGGAACCGACTCGCAAGAATATCATGTGCCTTGAACAGCACTATACACGGTTCCGGCTTTTCAAAAAGAACGACGAATACATGATGGAGCAGAGCGTTGATCTTTGCAACCGATGCCGTGAATTGTTTGATGAATGGCTGGAAGAACCTCTGAAGGAGGGATAACTATGAAACCGATATACGAGCCGCGAGGTAAGGCGAAAGAGTACGGCGACTATGCGCTGAATATCTACACAGGTTGCCCGCATAGATGCTTTTACTGCTTCGCGCCGTCTGTGCTACGCCGAGACAGGGAAGCCTTTCACTCCAACGTCCAGCCGCGAGAAGGTATCGTGGAGGCAACGCGCCGGCAGTTGGAAAAGGAGCAGATCACCGGGAAGCTGATACATTTGTGCTTCACCTGTGACCCATATCCTGACGGCTACGACACTACAACCACCCGCGAGATCATAAAGGCGCTGAAGGAATACGGGAATCACGTGCAGATTCTCACCAAAGGCGATGGTACTCGTGACTTTGATCTGCTCGACGGCAATGATTGGTATGGCATTACGCTGGACTGTGGCACCCGCAAGGTTACGCCGGTTGAGAACTATGGCCTTTCTCATTTGACATGGGCGCATGACAAAGGCATTAAAACTTGGATTTCGTTTGAACCAGTTCTTAATGCTGAACGCTGTCTGTTAACGCTTAAATATGCAAAAACGTGGGCCGATAAGGTCAAGATCGGCAAGCTGAACTATCATCCATCGGACATCGACTGGAAGAAGTTCGGCCATGACGCAGAGGCGCTGTGTCAGCAGCTTGGCCTGAACTATTACATCAAGGACAGCCTGCGGGTAGAAATGGAGAAATGACGTGGTGGAAAGAGAAAGACCGATACTGTTCAACACCGAGATGGTGCGGGCGATACTGGACGGCAGGAAGACGCAGACGCGGCGGTTGGTGAAGAATATCCCGCTGCAAGAGCCGTATTTCGAGGACGTGGACGGAACGCCGTATGCCTGCGACGGGGATGGTGAATGGCATCTGGCGGTGGAGTTCAGCCCGATTCAGAAAGGCGACGTGCTGTATGTGCGGGAAACTTTCTGTGGGTATTATCTGCCGTCGCCAGAAAACTGGCCGGAAGGTCATATGCACTATGAATATAGGGCATCCAATCCGAACGGGAATAAGCGACCGACAGGGCCGGAATACGATGATGCTTGGGAAACACGTCCATGGCGGCCTTCTATCCACATGCCGAAAGAGGCGGCTCGGCTGTTCCTGCGGGTGACCGGGGTGCGGTGCGAGCGGTTGCAGAGCATAACAAAAGATGAAATCAATGCAGAAGGGCTGGATGTGCTCGGTAAAACCTTGAATACATCCTTCAGGATGTGGAAAGAACTCTGGGACAGTACCGTGAGGAAGGACGCTATGAAGCGTTGGGGATGGGAAGCTAACCCATTGGTGTGGGTGATCGAATTTGAAAGGATTGATAAGGTGAATGAGAGTAAGGCTTGACAAGGTGATCGAGAACAGCGCTGAGAGGCCCGTAAAGGCACCTGTAAGGGCGCATGCACACGATGCAGGGTTAGACCTACATGCGATGCATGGGGGCGTTGTCAAGGCCCAGCAAAGCGCTACGTTCCACACGGGAGTTCATGTAGAACTCCCACCAGGAACGACTGGGGTATTGCTACCCAAAAGCGGATTGATGACCAAACACGACATCATCACGTTTGGGGTAGTAGACGAAGGGTATAGGGGAGAGATTCTGGTTCACATGTTCAACTTCGGACGAACGGACTACAACGTGAACGCAGGTGACAAGATCAGTCAGATGTTGATTCTGCCTGTGCTTTACGAGCCGGTAGAGGTCGTGGATGAACTGAGCGAGGGTGAACGGGGAGTGCTTGGGTTTGGGAGCACTGGTAAATGATGAACAAATTGATAGGAGGAAAAGAAAATGGCTGGATTTACTGATGTGGTGAAGATCATCAACCGTATGCCTGAGGAACTCGCGGAGGAGATGCGCGGAAAGCTTTGTACAGAGCCTGAGAGTGTGGAGAAGGAAGTGCTCAGTTGGGCGAAGGAAAACCCGGAGCCGCGCTATCCAACTTGGGCAGAATGGCTCTGCGAGGTCGGCGTAAGCCGCGTCAGCAGCTACCAGGACGGCAAGGTGATCTACAGCCGGACCAGGAAGTTCTACGAGGAAATGGACGCTGAGACAGCAAAGCTGCTCGGTGTTGAACCGAAAGCCCAGCACAAGCCCGAGGTGAAATGACATGACAAGGAGGAGGAAAAGAAAAATGGACGTTATCAAGGTTGTTGCGCTGGTTCTGGCGATAATCTTTGTCGGAGCGCTGTTCGTGGATGTCTGTACGCCGGCATTCGGATGGTTTGCAAAGGTCGACTCTGGCTATGTTGGAATCGTTACCAGATTCGGGAAGATTGAGGATAAGGTGCTTCCTGCTGGTTTCTACATTACAAGTTGGTTTGAGCACGTGCATCCGATCAACGTGAGGACACAAATCAAGAGTGGAGAAGTCGTAGCGTTCTCGTCGGATATCCAGCAGGTGACGTTGTACGTCTCTGTTAATTACAACGTGACACCAGACGCGGCGAACACACTGTATAGGACAGTCGGAAATGGCTACTTCGGGACGCTCGTATCGCCCAGGGTGAATGAGAACGTGAAAGCGGTAGTAAGCAACTACACAGCGGAGAGCTTGATAGCGAACAGAGAAAAGCTGAGTGGTGAAATCCTGACGCTGCTCCAGGGTGATATCGCTCAATACGGCATAACAGTCACAACGATTAGTGTGGAAAACATAGACTTCACTGACGCATTCGAGACGGCTGTCGAGGCTAAACAAGTCGCAACGCAGGAGGCCCAGAGAGCGAAGACTCTGCAGGAACAGCAGACAATGGAAGCCAAGCAGGACGCAGAGCGAAAGAAACTGGCCGCCGAAGCCAATGCTGATGTAATAAGGACACAGGCAGACGCGGCAGCTTACGAGACAAAAGTCAAGGCAGAGGCCCAAGCGGAGGCAAACCGGCTTGTTGCTGAGACGATCACGGATAATCTGATCGACTATATGCAAGCTGAGACTTGGAATGGTCAACTCCCGAACATTTACGCGAGCGACGGTGCGCTGCCGATCATAGCGACACCTACTGAGGAAAAACAGGAATAATTCAGATGCCCGCCCGTGGGCCTTGTACGCGGGCACCACAATAATGAGCAGATGGAAAGGAAAGGTGAGACCATATGAGCGAAATCGGAAACGGGCTTATTCAAATGAACGTGCATCTCGTGATGCAGGAGTACGCAGAAGCAATGGTTGTTATCGGCATATTCATGGCGATAGTGGCAGCATGCTTCTTGATTATTTATGCTGGCAACAGAAATAGAATTGCAGCTTTTTGTGCGTTCGGAATTTTGGTTGCAGTAATACTGGTGATAGTTGGAAATAGACAACCGAGGATAAAAGAGGTTAGGGCATGCGTCAATGAGCCGATCTCGCTGGAAAGAGTTGTCGCGGTTTATGACATAGTCAAGGTTGATGGAAAGGAGCTTGTGCTCCGGGAAAGGAGATAACAATGATTGACGTTGATAAGGTTATCAAGGGGCTGGAGTGTATTATATCGTCTGGAAATGCTGGAATGAGAGACGATTGTGCAAACTGTATTTATACTGGTAGTGGAGATTGCCTTGCTCCAGCATTGCGTGATGCCCTCGCGCTGCTGAAAGCGCAGGAGCCGGTGAAGCCGATACGGTATCAGGAAGGTCGTTGGTTTAAGACGTGGCGTTGCGGCGCGTGTGGAGGCACGCTTGTATTCCGTAACGGCGAAGATAAGCCAAAATATTGCATAGATTGCGGAAAGGCGGTGAAGTGGGAATGACGATCAAAGAAGCAATTATGACATTAAACGCAAATGCTGTAATCGCCTGTGAGCGAGCAGGATTTAGTTCGGCGACTGTAAAGATGATTGAGGACGCATTGGACACAATCGAGGATGCGCTTCACGCGCAGGAGCCGAGGGTGATGACGTTGGAATACTTTGACAACAGTCTAGACAAAGACAGCAAAGGATGTTTGGTAGCATGGGTTGAATATCGGCGGGACGAGGAATGGGCCGAGTATTGGGAAGGTACATGCGACGAGTGGTCTGTTATTCGGCGTGATGATTTTTATTCGGGAGAATCGTATCGTTTCTGGACATCCCGTCCGACTGACGCGCAGAGGGAGGCGGTACCGTGGAATGCACAAAACTGAACTGCCCTATGCAAGTAGGAACTGTTACCGAAAATTGCGGTGATAGCTGCCCGTGGAGGACTACGGTGAAACTGTATGACCTGATTTCGAGGGCGGCGGCTTTAGACGCGATTTCTACCGAAGGTGGTTGTGGAATGTGTGCAAGTAGAGTGTTAGACATTCCTGCCGTGGACGCTGCGCCTGTGGTGCATGGGAATTGGAAAATCATGTCGCATGGTTTTCCACCTGAACCTTGTACTGTGTGTAGCCATTGCGGGTTAGACATTGATTATGAAATCTGCAAAAGGATTAAGGCGGATAGCTTTAGCTATACGAGTATGAAGCCAAACTACTGCCCGAACTGCGGCGCGAAGATGGACGGTGAAGCGGATGGATAAACTGCAATTCGTATACACAAGCGATTGCGTTCCGGTGGTACGGTGCAAGGATTGTAAATGGCGTCCACACTTTGACCCACCAACAAGCAGAGAAGCATGTGATCTTGTTTTTCCGAAGATAGATGACATATATGACGGACCGTGCCCGTGCATGGTTGGCGATAATTATTATTCATGGATGCCGGATGATAATTGGTTTTGTGCGAATGGCGAACGGAGGGAGAGCGAATGACAACGGTAAAAATCGGTGATGCTATCGGTCTTGTCAATAAAGTCCTGTTCAACATGAAAGATAACAGGGAAAACTATTGGAAACTGAGTGAGGGCAAGGTCAAGTCAATCACGATCAACAGCCGTGGACGGCGCGTCAAAGCAGACCATTTCTACACGATGGATGCTGAGGAGATAGAATTTAACACAGAGTGGATGCTTGGAAATGAGCGATTGATACTGATACGCGAACCGTTTATATTGACTGACAGTATTCGGAAGCGTGTAGCGGGCTGGATTGAGCGCGAGAATGGAGGGGAGGCTGAATCATGACACCACAGGAAAAACTTGTGATTGACTACATCCAGCAGCGCGGGAGCATTACGTCCCGCGAGGCGAGTAACGACCTGGGCATAGATCGCCTTGCCTCGCGCATCAGCGACCTGCGCAAGGGCGGTGTGAACATCGTCAAGGAATGGGAGTACGGCACGAACCGAAGGGGCGAGAAGTGCCATTGGGCGCGGTACAGGATGGGGGTGAGCGAATGATCGCGGTTGAAATGGATATGCCAGGACGGTGTTTGGAGTGCCCATTGAACAAAAATATGGTTTGCGCTGTAAACGGCAACACAACGTTCGATGACATAATGCGTCCGCGCTGGTGTCCTTTGCATGAGATCGACATTGAGCGAAACGGTACAGTGCATATTAGCAGAGATTGATTGGAGGTAAGAACATGAACACCCGCACACGGCAGAAGATCAAGGCAGAACTGCGCCGGGAGAACCCGGATGTGATGGCAACAATCCGCGATGAAGGGCCTTGGAGGCAAATTCTATTTGTGCCGCGAAACGAGATTCGGGCGTACAAGCAGCGATACGGCGACAACATCATATTCTGGGACGAAAAGGAGGAAAGACAATGGAAATGAGGACTTATGACAAGATCGAAACCCTGTATGCTCGCGATATTGACGGGACCAAACAACTGATTCCCGGGAAATATCGCAATCCTACGGTCGAATTTCTGAAAGATAACCGGTGGCAATGGACTGAAAAAGTGGACGGCACCAACATCCGTGTATTCTGGGACGGGCACAGCGTGACATTCGGAGGCAGGACTGACCGCGCACAGATACCCGCGCACCTGGTTAACCGACTAAATGAGCTATTCGGTGGAGAGCAGAACGCGCAGGTATTCGAGCAGATGTTCGGAGAGCTGGAAGTCATTCTCTACGGCGAGGGGTACGGCGTAAAAATCCAGAATGGCGGCGGGTACATCTCCGATGGTGTCGATTTTGTTCTGTTCGATTTGTACATCAACGGGAACTACCAGAGCAGGGAAAACGTGGAAGGTTGCGCAAAAGCGCTTGGAGTAAAAGTTGTGCCTATCGTTGGAGAGGGAACACTTGAGGAAGCGGTGGAGTTCGTCAAGAGCCATCCCAAAAGCGTGATCGCCCAGGGCGATATCGACATGGAAGGTGTTGTGTGCCGGCCGGCTGTTGAGATGTGCGACAGGTGTGGAAACCGGATAATCGTCAAGATTAAGTGGCGGGATTTCAAGAATTGATATTGAAGTGACGATAGAAAGCTGGGAAAGGGACGAGCAATGGCTGAACTTCGCATATCCGAGATTAACGCCCTCAAATCGGACATCATACGGGATTTTGAGGCCGTCAAACAACGGCATAAGCCGGGTGTGTTCTCAAAATGGCCGGGAATCCTGGACGGGCTTTTGCGTGACGTTTTAGGTGAAGTCGATTGCTACACCGAAGCCTACAGCCCGGTCCGGCAGGAACCGCCAAAGCCGCCGCCGTGCGCCCATAAATGGCGCGATTGCGAGTATTGGTACATGGAATTTAAGGCCGATGATTCCGTGTTCGACTACAAGATTTTCGAGCCGTATATCTGCATTTACTGCAAAAAGCGCGAGGATAAGGTGCTGCAAAAGGGGACTGAGATCATTACCAAATCCCGTTCGGCGAATGACATCATCCGGGAGTTTTACGACAAGTTCCCGGCTCTGCGGCCCCGCGCTATGGTGGAGGACGCTGTAAATGACATGATCATGGTGGATCGGGAACATTTGCGGATGGTGGACATACTGCACGGCAACGCGCCGATAGACAGCAAGATCGTGCTGAAATGATTTTGCGTGACGATGAACTAGGAGGTAGCAACCATGTATCTGAACAAGTACGACATCAAGGGCGAAACCTACGTGAAGCTGGACGAACTGAACGACTTGATAACATCCGAGCGCAAGGCGATAGCCAAGAAGATGAAGCAGCGTCATAGAGACGGTGAGGACAACGGTGGATGGGCTATGGCTCATAGCCAGTTGACCGACTTTGGTCGCAAGGTCAACATGAGCGAGAACGGCGAGAGCTATGTTATTTTCACTCGCGATCAGGATGGTGACTGGGAGTTTCTGTTGGACGTGATCGAATGGGAGAAGCTGCCCGACTACATGAAGAAGGCCGCAGCCAAGGCCAAGGCTGAGTGGGTGACATTTGGCACCAGTGAGATCGAAGAAGCAACGCTCTATGACACCTATGAGGAAGCAGAACAGGAATTGAAGCTGGTGGTTGAAAAGACAGAGAGCGAGAACTGGCACATGACCAAGAAGTGGATGTTTGATACCGAGAAAAACCGAAATGCCCTAATGGCTTTGTTCTATGACGGCAACGAGGAAAAAACCGTGGATAAAGCCGAGGCTATCAAACAGGCTGAGAGCGCCATCGAGCGCACGAGAACAGCGCTTGATAAGACAGAAAAGCTGCTGGGCGAGTTAAAAGACTGGCAGAGCGAAAAGCCGTCAGAAGCGGCAAAGAAGCCGCCCAAGCGCAAGGCAGGCTGCCCTGCTCGGTATACAGTCTGGTATCGCACTGATGAGGACACCACTCAGCACTGCATGGGATTTGTGCGGTTTGAGAAGGGCATCCCTGTGTACACTAACCGTCCGTGCAAGGCAACGTGGTTTACATGGCGTGGCATGGCTGAGAAGGTCGCGGAGAAGTGCGGTGATGGCTTCGAGGTCGTTGATATGTGGAACCAGATGACCAAAGAGGAACGGTTGCTCCGCGCTATCTTCCACGAGGACGGCATGGACGGCGAGGACGATGAACCTGAGTATCACGGCGACGGAACAAAGGCAGAGAACGAGGACTGGGAGGATGAATAAATGGCGGTGTGCGCGGTGACCAGCCACGCCGAACATCGAACTCGTGAGCGCGTCGGTATCCATAAAAAGGCTGTCCGACGCGCTGTAGCCAAGGCAATCACGGAGGGCATAAAGCGCACGGAAACAGAAGGTTGTCTGAGACGATACCTCGACTGGTTGTATTGGCGCGGAAATGGCGGGGCGAACAACATAGTGGTCTATGGTGACAAGGTGTACCTGTTTAACGGGGACATACTTATAACGGTGCTGACCGTACCCACTGCTCACGCAAAACAAGTAGCACGGCTGATGAAGAAACGGAGGAAAGATAATGGGATGTAATGATGGATACTGCGAGATCAAGAAACAGGACAAATACCCAGAAAAGCGAGATCTGGATGGTGTGTATTTCATGATTCAGCGCGACGGCAGATGGGTGAATGTATGCTTCACGGACATGACAGTCGAAGAACGGGAACAGATGACAAAGGACAGGCCGGCAGAGTGGTGGAGTAGACTGGCGTGGCACCTTGCAGGTAGGCTCCGGTTGTTCGGTGACCATTTCGATATCAAGGGGGAGGAATGATGGAAAAATCACAGCGCAAAGAGCATTGGCACACCAAGATACGTTCTTGTCCTTTCTGCGGTGGCCGCGCGGTTTTGGAGAAAAGCCACAGGGCATTTATTGATGCACAGACAACCAGGGTGGCTTTTGTCAGGTGTACGCAATGCAATGCCAGGTCTGGCAGAGAAAAGCTGGAAGACTACGGATGCACAGCATCGTCAGCAAGCGCAAACGAAAAGGTCATAGCGGCCTGGAATCGGAGGGTGAAATGAACAAGACAGTTATTGAAGCAGCAGAGGTTCGGCGTGACGCGAACGCATACATCAAGGCGAACAGATTCCTGGAACTGCTCAAAAAGCATGTCTATGAGATAACCACGCATGGGTTCAGGACACTCAGAGGACAGGCGCTTTCTGGCGACCTGGAAGGGGCCAATAAGGGCTTATGGAAGATACTCGGAAGAACGGACCGACCGCGCAGGTGACGGCCAGGAAGGGGCAAAGAATGGCGAGTACGAGGCCGATCAATTTAAAGGACTGGGGCATATCATGGGAGGAATACAAAGAGCTGACGTATTTTTGTTTGCAGTACGACAGAAAGAAAGCTGACGCAGCGGCGCTGCTTACAATCAAACTGTCGACGCCGACACCGGAAGTATATTTCACGGAGCGCAAGGTGACGCTTTCCAACGGGCAGGAAAAGACGATCAAGGTGAAGCATGGAACTTTCATGCCACACGGGAGTGGACGAACAAGTGATCCGGTGGCAGCGACGGCAGCAAAGAGGGAACGGCTACTCAATGATGTGCGAATGATCGAACAGGCGGCGATGGCTGCCGGCGAGTTGGACGATGGACACAGTATCTACGCGGAGTTACTCAGGGCGGTTACAACCAGGGCGGGTGTCCAGGCGGTGATGGCAAACCCAGATAGACGGCCTCCGTGTGGAAAAAATGAGTTTTACGCGGCGCGTCGCAAATTCTTCTGGATTCTTCGGGAGATGAAATGCGGGGACTTGGAACCGATTGCGTGATTTCTGGCACACTAGAAAGGGGGATTCAACTTGCAGATAGTTCCTATAATTATTCGTTGCGGTTTATCGATAGCCGTGGGTGTCATAGTTGGTAAATGGATTTTGAAAAAGATAGGAGACTAAAATGGGAGCAAGATGGAAACACTTTAAAACGGTCTGTAAGCATCGGGCTGTAGTATTTTGCGAATGCAAAGCATGTGGAATCGTCTGGCGTGGGTTGGTGCATGATCTTTCAAAATTCAGCTCGGTAGAGTTTGGGCCATCTGCTAGGTATTTCCAGGGCGACCGAAGCCCAATCGAAATGGAAAAGGCCGAAAAGGGATATAGTGCGGCGTGGCAGCACCACAAAGGGCACAACGCACACCACTGGGAATACTGGACGTATTTCGACAAAAACGGCAACGTGGTAGCCAACAAGATACCATACCAGTATGTGGTTGAGATGGTCTGTGACTGGATAGGAGCCGGGATGGTTTACAGCGGTGATAACTGGAACCAGGGCGCTCCGCTGCAGTATTACATGGATGTGCGACCAGGGCGACACTTTCATCCCGAGACAGAGAAACTGATACTGCGGTTTTTGCTTTGCATTCGAGACGATGGACTAGAAGAATTCCACAGGATGGCGCGGTGCCAATCGCCGTATTCGTACTTGAGAGTGGATTATGAGGGGGAGTATGTGCCATGAGGTTGATTGACGCAGATCAACTGCGAGAAAAAATAGGTTTTCACGTTACAACTATGTCGGTGTGCAGCAGCGTAGAAGAAGCAAATGCGAAGCTGTGCATGAAGAATCGCTGCCTAGAGGATGTCGAGAACGCGCCTACAGTAGACGCTATCCCGGTGGAGTGGTTGAAGGAACAGGCGAAAGACAACTATGACTATTCTGGCACTTTGATACGTGGTTTACTTAGTGAGTGGTGGAAGGAGCAGAGGGACGGGAATGGGAAAGAAGCATAAGGCACTGATGGCCGAGTGGCAGGAGAGGCTAGGATTGCAGGACTGGCGAATCAAGTTGTGCTCGAAATGCACACCTGGGGAAATGGAAATGGAGAACGTGGCTGGTTGTACGATCTGGACGGAATCAATAAAATCAGCGAAAATACAGATTCTCGACCCGAAATACTACGGGGACAGGATTGTGCCGTTTGATTTTGAGAAAACACTTGTCCACGAATTGCTTCATTTGAAGCTGAGCCTGGTATCCAGCGAAGTAGACACGCTGCAAGAACGAGTGACACACCAGATGATCGACGACTTAGCCAGGGCATTTGTGAGCGCAAAGAGGGGGGTGGCACAGCATGTGTGAATTCGGGACTGAAACATTAGGCACTATTCCGCGCGGATGGCAATGCCCTATCTGTAAACATGTATATGCTCCATTTGTAGTGGAGTGCATGCATTGTGGGAAGAACGATAGCAAAGCTGAAGTCATAGTAGACGTAAAACCGGAACAAAAGCTGCAGGAAAAAGATAACGATCTGACAAACACAGGGAATCCAGGATGGGAATTGACGTTTAAGACATGCGAGAAATGCGGTGGGAGAATGTTATATAAACTGGATGAGATGCTCACATCACTGCAGCCGAAATGGATATTCAAATGCCGGGAGTGTGGACATATTCAGTATGAACCGTATAAGCTGTATTACCCGTTAAGTGAGAACAATGAAAAGAATTAGGGCAACACAATGCACCCGATACGTGTTAATATGCAAATGTGCACATCCGGGGCCACGTCGTCCCGGTGCATTATGCGAGCGGTAGATGAATAGTCCCGCTCACAGGTTGTGCTACCCGGGGACTTTCCCAAAGCGGTGCTCGGGAGCGGGATTTAAACAAAGAGTGTGGGGCTTTACAGTTTTCACCCATACCGCCTCCTTTTCACGTTGGTGGGGACGGGTGAGGCAACAAGAAAACAACGCGACACCGGAGCGCGTAATCTCCGGAGACATGCCGTTGCTGGACAGCTTGCGCCCAGGGGAACCGCCTGGACTGGCTCCCGGTTCGACACCGGGGACGGCACCACGTGACTTCTGGCATGGGATTTGTCATTGGTCACCTCCTTTCCAGGCTATAAGCCGAGCCGCATACTTCTTGTTGGGCTTTGCAGATTCACCAGCAAGCGGTATGGGTGCCCGCCTGTCGTCACCGTGTGGTTTGCCGGGACGATCAAAGGCGGGCTAAAAGGGTAAGAGCTTTGCACGCGAGCCGAGAGGCAGCGAACCACGCAAGGACATTTATACAGGCCAGAGTAAAGATCTGGCCACGTGGGAGATTAGCTCAGTAGGTAGAGCAGCAGGCCGTTAACTTGCGCGTCCGGGGTTCAAGTCCCTGATTTCCCGCCAGCCCAGTATACAATAGGGTTCCAAGTGTAATGCGCCACTTGAACAAAAAGCACGGGTGTCCCGGGATAATGCTTGTATGCGGCAAAAGCCCGGGCCGATCTTCAGACGTTGTGGGGTAAACAGCGTCCACCAACACAATGCCGGGTAACGCGAGGGTGTTTACACCAGCCCGCGAGGGTGGTAGTCGCGCCGGATTGTTTAGGCGGTTAATGGCGTACAGAGATACGCCGACCGCCTTTTTTCATGCTGTAGGAGGCTCCATGAAAATCATACAGAAACCAACAGAGCAGCTTATACCTTACGCGGCAAATGCCAAGCTGCATGATGAAACGCAGATCGCAAATGTAGCGAACAGCATAAAAAATGCCCCCGAAGGGGGGCGGTTAGCCAACGTTGGGAAGCCGGTAGGGGTAATGCCCGTACAAAGCACGGTAGGCTTCGGTGTATGGCGCGTAGCCGTGGCCTTCCAGCAGGTACTGCCGGGTCTTTTCCAGCAGGGCGATCATGAACTCGCGGTGCATGGTGACCGTAACCCGCGTCCGAACCTTCATGGGTTCGACTTCGTACATACCGAAGTCGGTCATGCCGTACTTCTCGGCGACATTGAACAGGGCGGCAAGGGCATCACGGTGAATGTTGAAGGTGATGGTAGACGTCATGGTAACAACCCCTTTGCTTTTTGTTGTAAACAGTATAGCATAAAAAATGATGCAAAGTCAAGCTAAGAGTATGATAAACGGGGTATGAAATGAACATAGTCAGTATGCCAACGGTAGACCTCATACCGTATTCCGCAAACGCGAAGCTGCATGATGAAACGCAGATCGCTAACGTTGCGAACTCAATAAAACGCTTCGGGTGGCAACAGCCCATAGTGGTAGACGACAACAATGTGGTCGTCATAGGCCATTGTCGTCTGCTTGCGGCGAAGCGGCTGGGACTACAGGAAGTCCCAGTGACGGTTGCCAGCGGTTTGACGGATGAAGAAATCCGAGAACTGCGAATCGCAGACAATAAGACCAATGAAAGCGCCTGGAACTGGGAAATGCTGGAACAGGACAGGGCTGGTCTTGCGTTTGACGGCTTCGAGTTCGAGTGGGTGAATCCGGACGGTGAGGAACCGGCATTCGAGGAACCAGAGGCCATAGAGGATAACTTCGACGAAGAAGATATTCCCGAAGAATCCGACATCAAATACGGCGATGTTTTCCTGCTCGGCCGGCACAGATTGGTCTGCGGTGACAGCACGAATATTGACGACGTAAAGAAGCTGATGGACGGAGCACAGGCTGATCTGTTCCTGACAGACCCGCCGTATAACGTGGACTACCATGGCAGCACTGGCATGACGATAGCGAACGACAGCATGGAGGATAGCGCGTTCAGAGCGTTCCTCACGGATGCTTTCAGTAACGCAAACCTGGTCATGCGTCCCGGGGCTGCTATTTATATATGGCATGCAGACAGTGAGGGCTTCAACTTCCGCGCCGCTATGCGTGAAGTAGGCTGGAAGCTGCGCCAGACACTAATCTGGGTAAAGAATGCCCCGGTGCTAGGCCGCCAGGATTACCTCTGGAAACATGAGCCGGCACTTTATGCGTGGAAGGAAGGAACTCACTACTTCACCAGCGACAGGACAAACAAAACAGTCTTTGACGACAGAATCGACATAAAGAAACTCAAGAAGGAAGAAATGAGAGCGCTTCTTGAGAAAATCTTTGCCGACAGAGTGCTGACGACGGTCTTGTACGAGGACAAGCCGCTGGTGAACGATCTCCACCCAACCATGAAACCGATTCGGCTCATGGCGCGGTTGATTGCCAACAGTTCACAACCCGGGTGGCGGGTGCTTGACTTGTTCGGTGGCAGTGGTTCAACGCTGATGGCTTGCGAGCAGCTCGGGAGAACATGCTACACTATGGAACTCTCCCCGACTTACTGTTCCGCAATCATAAAGCGCTATATCAAGTTCACCGGCGAGGATGTGTTCTTACTCCAGGACGGAGAAAAAATACAATATATCCCGGAGGATTGAGCCGAAGCACCAGGAGGCCGCAAGAAGCCGTGTGACGGGCCTAGATTTGAGACAAACAAAGAGACGCCCCCGAGCGAACAAGGCGCGTCAGGGGCGAATGTGGGGCACTGTGAGCCTTTAGACGGAGAACACAACGTTGTTGGTCTGCGTGTTGACGATTTCTACGACGGACGTATCAAATACGTTGCCGAGCAGGTCAGACAGGACGCGGGTCGAGTAAAGGCCGGTGTATTCGTCGTAGAAGGTAATCTGGATCTGGGAAGCGTCCATGGGTAATCCTCCTTTCGATTGCGGTTAGTCGTCTTCGCTGAGAATTCCGAGTTCAACAGCGAACCAGAAAAAGTCGGCGTTGCACCTCATGCCATTTGGAAGCTCAATGCTGGCTTCGTTCCTCACCTGGTTTTTGAGATACCAGCGACGCCAGCGGGTGGGGATTGTGTACATCACGACGGTTTCCTTTCTGCCCTTATGATTTCAAGGGTGGGTGAAGTCCAGGCAATCAAGCAATTGGGTGACGGTAGAGCGCGTCTTGCAGGTCAGATCTTCAACCAGGCTGATCTTGACGGCGATGCTCTTAAAATCGTTACGGATGGCTTCGACGACCTCGCGGGTCGGATATTCTAGGTCAGGGCAGGAAAAGAAATTCTGGATATCATCGAGCAGAGAAGCGGCTTTCACCATATCCCAATGGATGGTGGTTAAGATGTCTTCGTAGTCGATCTTGATGCTGGTTGCCATGGTAGTTCATCCTTTCTACCGGGATTATGGCTCCCGGTTGGTCTTGGTTGATTAGGCGGCGGGGGCGATCTGAGTGTCGCTGTAGACGAAGTAGGACTGAATCCGGGTGCCCTTCTTGGTGGTCGGGTCGGCAACCTCGACCTTGAAGGTGGCCTCGCTGGTGTGTATCACCATACGGCCCAGCGCTTGCCAACCGGCCCAAGTGTGATACTCTTCTTCGACACCGGCAGCTTTCGCGGCGGCATCGACGATCTCGGCGTTAGCGGCCTGGACCTTGATCCAAGCCCACGCGGCGCGAAGCGCGTCCGCAAACGTGGCAGCGGCTTTCTTGCTGGCTTTGCGATACAGGCTCCAAGCCTTGTACATCAGCTTCGACAGATCGTACTTCATGGTGGTTTCTCCTTTCGTTGGTCGGTGCTCTTTCGTTCTGGGTACATATTACACTGTATAAAGTACAAAGTCAAGCTAAGTGTATGATAACTCCTGAAATTGCGTTGCTATTCTCACCTTGATAAGGTACAATATACTTGAGGTGATTTTATGGCAATGACAGAGGCAAGGAAAAGAGCGAACAAGAAGTGGAACGATGCTCATATGAAGGAATTTTATGAGCGGGTGACGATGATCGTTCCAAGGGGCCAGAAGAAAACCATAGAGATGCGGGCAAAAGAAATCGGAACAGGACTGAGCGGGTACCTGAATATGCTGGTAAAGGCCGATCTTGGTGTGTCCGATGATGAATGGAAGGGCATAGACACAAAGCAGCCATAGGGGCTACGGATAAAAGAATAGGCAAAAACGAAAAGGACAGACGTAGTGATGCGCTTGTCCTTTTGTTAGCATAAACAGCAAGATAGATGTGGCGATTGCCGATTGACTATAAACGCTAGGGGGAGTAAGATATGGGCAGGGGAAGGAGCGGACGGGTAGCGACCCGGTCAGCGTCGAGAGCATCGACAACCCCAAGGGCACAGCAGCGCATGACACCGCAGGAGCTGGACGACTTCTTCCAGAGGGCGAGCGACAATGACGTAGACCAGATGCATGTTGCATTGAGGCAGGAGCGTATGGATAATGACAACCGCAGCAATGATAACGATGTGCAACGATTCTTTCATTATATCGGCTGGTCTGAAAACACGCCGCAGGCTCTTGATGAAACGCAGTTCCAGGCGGCGTGGAATGCTGCAGGACGTCCTAAAAAGCTGTACCATTCTGATAAAGATGCGGGTGGTGCAACGGCGCAGGATTTTGCACAGCAGTACTTCGGCAATGGCTATGATTTCAGCGGCAACCGATATCGCCAATATATTAGCAATGGCTATTATGGCGGTGGTACATACTTTGCAGATAGTGCTATAGACTCAAGATATTACGGAACTAACCAGTTCCGTGGATTTTTGAATAACAATGCCAAAGTAATAAAGGTCGGTAGGCTGCAATCCCAATACAATGCATATGAAGCGGCACATCCCGCGTTTAAACGAATGATGTCAAAAATATCCACAGGATACGGTGGCAATGCTGAAAAACTATCGATTTATGCCGCGATGAAGGGATATAACGTTATCGAAGAAGGTAGCGGATACTACGTGGTGCTGGATAGAAGCGCGACTACAGTATCCACAAAGACTAGGAGCACAAGAGGCATAAGGAGCAATTGGTAAGGAGGAACAGAAAATGGCGAAAGCTACGAATGGACGGGAACGGAGCGATCAGATGATCTGGCTGCGCAGAGCGGCAGAGGGCAAGCTGCCCAGGGTCACGCCGGAGATGAAAAAGGATCTGATGGCTAACAAGGAGCTGCGGCAGCTCGCCGTGAAGAACGGTGTGCTCCCGGCATCGAAGCCGGCGAAAATGACCAAGAAGTGAACAACCAGGTACACCAGGCAGGGTTAGACACCCTGCTTTTTTTGTGCCCATAAGGCGGTGAGAGAATGGGACGTGGAAGAAGCGGCAGGAGTTCTGGCACCAGGCAGCAGACGGTGACGCTTCCAACCTGGGGTGAGGCTTTTGGTGACGGCAACGATTACCAGTCGACCCGTGATGTCGATCACGTTTCAAGAACTGTTACGCGGCGGCTGCAGCACGACTGGGATCAGTTCGCGGATGATTATCAGTCTGGCATAACTTCTATGGATGTACAGCGATTGATGAAAGACTACGACCCGTATACGGATTCTTTGTACGGGTATGTCAGAACATCGAATTCGTTTGCTATAAACGAAAAGCTGTACGACGATCAGAACGTCAATAAGACTGATGACCAGATCTTCACCCGGCGAGATCAAAGGGGCGTGCTTAGAGATTTGCAGACAGTCCAAACTCTGGACAAGGCGATCAATAGTCATACCACTAAGCGTAATGCCACCTACACGCGGTTCTCTACACCGGCAGCAGTTCAAGCGTTGTACGGTTTGAATAACCAGCAGATGTCGATCCTGCAAAATGCCAGGGGCATGAACAATCAACAGCTCAAAGCACTGAATGATTCATTTGCAGGTAAAACTAGTTACTCTCGAGCATATACATCTACTTCCGCAAACCGATCTATGAATGCTTTCGGCAACTTGAACGCGCGGCATTCCAGAAACATGGTGTTCGAAAGAAAGCTGTACATGCCACAGGGTACAAACGCTTTTGCGGTTAAGCAGAACGCGCAAGAGAGCGAGGTCATCTTCGGCCGGCATGCGAACACTAGGCTGATGAAGGTCACGGTTGCGAGCGACGGACACATCGTGCTACATGAGATGTTCACCGGTTATAATAGGCATTGACTTTCTGACGAAGGTGTGCCATAATCCGTGTGAGGAAACAATAGGAGGAAAACACAATGCCCAGAAAGAATGACGAGAGAGCGGCTACAAAGCGGTTTGTAGACCAGCCGGGCCAGTGGATCGATACAACCCCGGCAAGCGTGAAGAAGCGCCAGGAAAAGGCGTGGCAGAAGCTCCAGGCGATGCTGAAAGAAAACCCCATCGATACCAAGGGTACCAGGGGCGGCAGCAAGAAGAAGTAAAACTCACCGACATTATAACGGACAAAGCAGCGGCATAAAACCCGCTGCTTTTTGCGCCCTTTGAAATAAAACCATGACGATAACAGGAATTGCGGTTGATGCTCTGAAAAGGTACAACAATAACGCAAAGGAACATCCACAGGAGCAGATCGACAAGATCGCTGAGAGCATCCGTCAATTTGGTTTCAGGCAGCCGATAGTTGTTGACAGCAGCAACGTGGTTGTTATTGGACACGGACGGCTTCTTGCAGCAAAGGCTCTGGGGATGAAGCAAGTCCCGTGCGTGGTTATTGACGACCTGACAGAGGACGAGATCAACGCACTTCGCCTGATAGACAATAAGCTCAACGAAAGCAAATGGGACTTTTCCGCTCTTGAAGATGAACTCGCCACTATCGTCGACATCGACATGTGGGATTATGGATTCGAGCCTTTCAGTGAGCAGGAAATGGAAGCGGCTACGGCGGCATTTCAGGAGCGCGTAGAAGCCATGGCGCAGGAAACGCGCCCAGACGGCCAGGAAGGGCCATATGAGCGCGGCTACACTGTAGGGCAAAGAGAGACAAGCCCGTATGCAACGGCAGGAAATTACGGCGTTTCTGGACGTCCAGCGAATCAGCTCCAAGCGACATACCCGCACGACGAATACGGATATGTAGATGAATATGGGCGGCAGATCGTGGGAGAGCGCAGCCTGATAGAGGCAAACCGGGAGTACCGGTATGTATGCCCACGGTGCAAGCATCGGTTCAACTGAAAAAACCCAGCTCAGTGCTGGGGCAGGTACACGGGGTATTTACCATATATGGCCTTGAATGCTTCTGCGAACGGAGTAGGGTCACCGGTATCGCAGAGAACTCTAAAAGCCTTACGCAAAGCCCGCTGCTTTTTCAGCTGCCGAATCTGCTTGATGGCATCGTAGTTCTGCATTGTTGCGGCCTCCTTTCGGGTCAAGTTAATGGTTTGCATCCTTTCTTGGTTGTTGAAAACGATGGGGCTTAGTCTATGAAGTAAATTCCGTTTTCTTCGTGGAAGCAGGTGTTGCCGAACTCGTTTCTGATGATAAAGTCTGCATCTTCTTTCGTAGCAGGGAGTTCGACGCCATTCCCATAGATTGCATCACCATCGTGGTTGATGTCGTTTAGGTCGTGGACATAAAGCCCTACATACGTCTCGCCGTCGTAGATGTACTTGATCTCGGTGAACTCGATGTTGTTGATAATGACAGTATTCATTGTGGTAACCTCCTTGATCCGTTGCGTTTCCTTTGGAACGATTACATACTACATCAGAAATAATGTAATGTCAAGCTAAATGAATGATAACTGCGAGGACGAGATGAACGTAAGGAACATAGACCCGAATGCGGTGACGCTCTACGAGAAAAACGCGAAGTTTCACCCGCAGAGCCAGATAGACCGCATAGCAAAGAGCATAGAGCGGTTCGGGTTCAGACAGCCGGTGGTAATTGACGGCAACGGCGTGGTGATTGCTGGGCACGGGCGCGTCCTTGCTGCCAGGCAGATCGGGCTGACAGAGATACCGTGCGAGATTGCCGACGACTTGACACAGGAACAGGCAAAGGCGCTCCGTTTGATAGACAACAAGCTCAACGAAAGCAAGTGGAAGGACAGAGCGCTCAAATTCGAGCTGCTGGACATCTCTCCGGAGATCGGCCTGGACGAGTTCGGCTTTGATATGCCTGATATGCTTCCGCGCGACGAATCTACGGATAATGTGCCGTATCAGGACGAGGATGTGCTGCGCGGCGCTTACGAATATTCTGGAGAGAGTTTCAGCGATGACCAATTCCAGTGCCAGTGCCCGGAGTGCGGGTTCAGATTCAACCCATAAATACCCGTGGAAATGGTGGCTCAAAGACCTAGATAGCGTCCCGAAAAACGGACACAAAGTGTTCAGCTGCTTCTCCTGCGGCGGCGGTTCGTCGATGGGCTATAAGCTGGCAGGTTATGAAGTGGTCGGAAACGTCGAGATAGACCCACGGGTCATGAAGCTGTATCAGGACAATCTCCACCCGAAACACCCGTTCTTGATGGATGTTCGGAACTTTCTGGAAATACCGGATAGTTCGCTGCCTCAAGAGCTTTTTACGCTGGACGTTTTGGACGGCAGCCCGCCATGCAGCACGTTCAGCTTGCTCGGCGAGCGGGAAGATGCGTGGGGGAAAGAAAAGGTATTCAGAGAGGGACAGGCAAAGCAACGGCTGGATGACTTGTTCTTCTTTTTCATAAAGATCGCGGACAAGCTCAAGCCCAAGGTGGTTGTAGCGGAGAATGTCGCCGGCATATTGAAGGGCAACTCCAAGGGCTATGTCAATGAGATTATCAAAGAGTTTGACGCGGCTGGATATGCCGTTCAGGTATTTCTGCTTGACGCGGCGCGAATGGGTGTGCCCCAGATGCGACAGCGGGCGTTCTTCATTGCCAGGAGAAAAGACCTTGGTCTGCCGAAGGTTGTGCTGGATTTCAACGAAAAGCCTATTCTTTTCGGGGAGGTACGGACACCGGAAGGTCTGGACTTGCCTCCGAATGGCAAGCTCATAAGGCAGCTCAAGTACATGAGGCCGACAGACAAGTACGTCAAGGACATCGTGAAGCGGCTCTACGGCGCAGAGACGAACTTCAGCACGACGATCAACCACGATCACTACGTTGCACGCACGGTGACGGCCGGAGGCTCGTCGGTACGTGGGTACGACAAGAAGATGTGTACTGACGGCGACTTCGTGAACATGCAGACATTTCCGCAGGACTATGACTTCCAAGGTCAGCAGGTACGCTATATCTGCGGCATGAGCGTTCCTCCGGTAATGATGGCCCAGGTGGCAAGCGCAATCAACGACCAAATGTTCAGGTGAAAACATGTATCTGGAAATACGCCGGGTGGAAGACATACACCCATACGAGAACAACCCCAGAATCAACGATGACGCTGTGCGTCCCGTGGTGGAATCCATCAAAAAGGACGGATATCGGGCGCGAATCATCGTGGACAAAGACGGGGTTATCATTGCGGGCCATACGCGATACAAGGCAATCCAGCAGCTCGGGTGGAAGGAAGTCGAAGTGTGGGTGGCAGACGACATGTCGCCCAAGCAGATCAAGGATTACCGAATCCGTGACAACCGCACGAGCGACTATGCTCGCTGGGACTTCGAGGCTCTGGAAAAAGAGATTACGCAGTTTCAGCTCGACCCAATGGATTTCAGCTTTGATATGCCGGAGCCGGAGCGAGAGGGCGTAGAGAGCGACTACAGACCGTTCTCAGAGCGTGACGATGCCGAACAGATGGTCGATGAAGACCAGGTATCGCGGCTTACGCATAACGTCTTTGAGAATTTCGAGATGGACTTCGAGCCGGAATACACCGGAAAGTACGGCATCCCGAAGATGGCACCGACGCAGATGACCGGCGATAAGTTCATGCGGTTCTGCGACTGGCGCGGGGTTACAGACCACGAAAAGTACATAGCGCACTTTTACTACGATGACTTCAAGTTCATCAAGGCGTGGCGTGACCCGGATTACTACATCGAGCGCCTAAAGTGGTTCAAGGCGGTAGTCGCCCCGGATTTCAGCTTGTACACTGATTTCCCGGTGGCGCTGCAGATACTTTCCTGTTACCGGCGACAGTGGGTAGGCGCATACTGGCAGAGCTTGGGAATAGACGTTATCCCGGATGTGGTCTGGGGCGACAAAGCAAGCTATGAGTTCTGCTTCGACGGCATACCCAAGCACAGCACAGTCGCGGTTTCCAGCGTGGGCGTAAAGCTGGATGAAGACTGGAATGGCAAGAGTGACAGCTTGTTCAGGAAGGGCTACGAAGAAATGATCAAGCGGCTGGAACCGACGACGATCATGTTCTACGGGGACATCCTAGAAGGGCTGGAAGGGAACATCATTCAGATACCGTCATACTACGCACAACGGCGGGATGGAAGCTGGAAAGACGTCTACAAATAGCGGTGAACGATATGGGCAACAGCAATCGAAAATATACGACGAAGGTTGATGCACCACACTACGAGCCAACCAACAAGAATGTGAGGCTTGAAGATTGCTACGATCGGAGCAAATACGACAAGCTTATAAGTTCCATCATGCTATCGGATGTAACGCCGCGAGAGAAAGAGTTTCTTTGCCTTGCAGCGACGCGACACTTGGCATTTGACTATAGGGAAATCGCAAACTATTACGCGAACAATGCCAGCGCGACGATGCAAAAGCTGATGGAGGAATCAGCGCTTGTCATTATCGACTATGAGGATGCGATAAAGCAAGGCTATGTCAGGCTGTCGAAGCACCTTGAGAGGATAATGGAAAATGCGTAACTATGCTGTATTCATTATCTCACATGGCAGGAGCGATAACGTCAGGACATATCCGACCTTGCGCAAGCATGGGTATACAGGCCGAATAATCATTGTTATCGACAATGAGGACGAACAGCAGGAGAAATATATCCGGAGATTTGGCAGCGAGAACGTATTCATTTTCGACAAAAAAGCAGAAGAGGCCGAAATGGATACAGCCGATATTTCTGGAAACATGCATTGCGCTGTGTTTGCGAGGCATTACTGCTTTAAGCTGGCAAGGGAGTTGGGCTTTGACTACTTTATCGAGTCAGATGATGACTATGTTCGCTTTGCTTACAGGGAAGAGCAGGACGGCAAGCTGAAAGAATACCATTGCTACAAGCTTGATGAAGTGTTCGAGGCAATGTTCCAGTTTCTTGACGATACCAACGCACTTTCAGTCGCACCGGCACAGGATGGAGACTATCTTGGTGGAGCAAAAAGGCCATTCTGGATTAACCGAGTGAGCCGAAAGTGCATGAATCTGTTCTTTTGCCGAACAGACAGACCGATACACTTTGTTGGGAGAATCAACGAAGATGCGACAACATACACCAGATATGCACAGGTTGGCGAGCTGTTCTTTACGGTGGCTGATTGGTGCTTGAAGCAAATGCCGACCCAGCTGCAAAGTGGTGGAATGACAGAGGCTTATCTTGATGTTGGCACATACGTCAAATCATTCTATACGCTGATGTTCAGCCCATCCTGCGTGACGATATTCGCAATGGGCTGCAACAATGATGATGACGGTAATTACAGGCTGCACCACAGGATAAACTGGCGAAAATGCACGCCTATGATTATCAGCGACAAGTACAAGAAGCCGATATGAAACGGCGAAAAAGGCAGGGGTGAACATTGGACGTGGAAGGTTTAGAAATAGGGCAAGAAACGCGAGAAGTCGCGCCGGTACAAGCAGGGCTGCTGCTGTCAGAGTAGCAAACAACTACGGGACACTTGTTCACACATACGGTGATGGTACACGTCGATATGAAAAGGCCGAAACGGTATCGTCTGCAAACCTGAACGATGAACAAAGAAACTGGATCGGCGCAATGAGTAATGTCGTACAAAGTGACATTCGTGATGCTATAGCCGCAGACGGCGCAAACCCGTCGAGAATCGATATTGATTTGGATAATGGACGTGTTACTGCATGGGTAAATGTTTCGCGTCAGGCATCTCCTAGCGGACTAGCGAAAGCATATTACGACATCGACTATGACTTCACAGTTAGAACAAGAGTTAAGGCTGACGGCACTATCAAACGCGACAATGTTTATAAAGGATTAAGACTTAGACTGGTAGGCGCAACCGCATACTAAAACACCCAAGGAACAAAAGGGGGCGACTAACGATTGCACGGACAAAGAAACTTGACTGGAACGCAATAAAGGCGGAGTACATCGGCGGTGGAATAAGCCAAAGGAAGTTAGCCAAGAAATACGGCGTTTCAGAAACCACGCTGATGAAAAAGGCCAACGCTGAGGGATGGGCGACGCTGCGTAGGGAAGCAGACAGCAAAAGTGCAGCACTCGCACAGCAAAGGACAGCAGATGCAGCAGCGAACAACGCGGTGAAGCTCGAAAAGGCTCGGGGGCTGTTGATAGACAAGATTCTATCAGCAATCGAGCAGATGCCCAAACACGGTGGAACGCATACCAGGCAGAGCCAAACAGACAAGGAAACCGGCAAGCAAATGTCGATTGATTATGATCTATCAGCTCTGGTTTCCGCGTTTGAAAAACTCACTACGGGCACTACTGCAGACATTGAACGCCAGAAACGATTCGTTGAGGAAAACAACACAACGCTCATGGGCTATGCGGATTTGTTCTCACGGCCGGCGAGACAGCGCACGATAGAAGAACTGGAAAGGGGCAAGGATGTATCAGATTGAATACGCCCCACTGAACCAGAAGCAGATCGACTACATCCAGCGGACAAGGAACTGCTGGATGAACGTAGCCGAAGGTGGCAAACGTGCCGGTAAGAACATCATCAACCTTATCGCGTGGGCTGGCTGCATTGAGAAACACCCGGACAAGCTGCACCTGGCAGCGGGGGTAACAATCGCCCAGGCGAAGATGAACATACTGGACAGTAACGGATTCGGTCTGCGGTTCATGTTCGACGGGCGAAGCCGGGTAGGAAAGTACAACGACAAGGAAGCCATCTACATTCAGTGTGGCGGGGTTGAAAAGGTTGTAATTTTCGCGGGCGGCAGCAAGGTAAGCGATGCGCCACTGATCAAAGGCTCGTCTTTTGGTACGGTGTATATCAGCGAGGTCAATGAGTGCCATCCGGACTTCGTGAAGGAAGCACTCTCGCGAACGCTGGCAAGTCGGGACAGGAAAATATTCTTCGACCTGAACCCTAAACCGCCACGGCACTGGTTCTACACGGAGCTGCTGGATGACTGGATGGATAAATGGGAGCGCGGCGAAGACACGCGCTTTAATTATGGTCATTTCACAATTCTGGACAACATGTCGCTGTCGGATGCGCAGATCAGGGAAGCGCTGAACACCTACAACAAGGGTAGCGTCTGGTACAAGGCCGACATACTGGGTGAGCGCACAGCGGCCAGCGGACGTATATACACGTCCTACGACTACGATGACACAGCGATATCTCCCGAGGAAATCAGCAAGATGCAGTTTGCCGAGCTGACGGTAGGCGTTGACGTGGGCGGCACAGACGCTACGGCGGCGACACTGACAGGGCTGACCATGGGCTACGACAAGGTGGTACACATCGACGGCATGTATCACAAACAAGGCATCGACAATAAGATGACCGAGGAAAAATACGCCAGGATGGTTGTGGACTGGCTTGTGCCCTGGGTGAAGGTCTACCCGCAGATCGGCACGATTTACGCGGACTCTGCGAACAAGCTGTTCAGGACAGCTCTAAAAAACGAGCTGGTACGCCGGGGAATGTCCCGGTTCTCGGTTGTAGCCTTTGATAAGTCGGACGGCATTCTGGAGCGCATAGAACTCTCGGAGATGCTTCTCAACCAGGGGCGCTACAAGATCAATCGGCGCATGGAAAGATGGCACGAGGCGTACCAAAACGCCGTGTGGAGCGATAAGGAATACGAGAAGGGCGAGTGGGTGCGCGTGGATGATGGCAGCTATCCTGTAGACTGTCTGGATTCCGCAGAGTATTCACTGTACCCATTGAAACGGTTCCTGATAAAGTAAGAGGTGGTATTATGGCTGACTTCACGTTCATGACACCGGAACAGGCGTGGAAGATGCGGGTGGATTACCGGGAGAAATACTACCGGGAGCACATCGCGTCCTACAGCGGCATACATTCCGAGCTGAGCGCGACATCCGAGGAAGGTATGTTCTGGCGGCGCAAGAGTAAGTGCCGGATGCACGTGCCTGTGGCGGCAGATATCGCGGCGATCAGCGCAAACCTTCTGTTTTCGGAGGAACCGCAGTTCGCTTGTTACGATGAAGCGACCGAGGACAACGAAAGCAAGCAGCAGCATCGGCTGGATGAACTGGTCGAAAAGAACAATCTGCATGGGAAGCTGAACGAGGCAGCCGAGAGTTGCGCGGCATTGGGCGATGTTTACCTGAAGCTGAACTACCGGAAGGACGAAATCGACTACCCGATACTGAGCGTCGTCCCGGCAGATTCAGCATGGCCAGAGTACATACTCGGGGTTTTGAAGGGCATCCACTTCTTCAGCGTCCTCAAGCATGACTTGCAGAGCGGGAAAATTACCCGTGTGTACGAGCTGTACCAGCCGGGAAAGATCACAATGGCGGTGTATGAGGGCAGCAGGGAAAGCTTGGGCACTCGCCAAAGTGACGCTGTGCTTGAACAGTACGGATTCGAGAGCGAGATCAAGACACCGGTTGATGACATGCTCGCCGTCCACATCCCGAACATGAGGCCGAACAGGGTATTCAGGGATATGGAGATGGGGCGCAGCGATTACGACGGGTTGCGAAACCTCATGGATTCTCTGGATGAAACATATTCAAGCTGGATGCGCGATATTCGACTGGGCAAGGCTCGGACAATCGTCCCGGCAGAGTACCTGAAACGCAAGCCGCAGGAAATGCTGGATGGACTGGCGCAGAGCGCGTCGTGGGAGTTCGACCCGGATGTCGAGAGTTATGTCACCATAGATATGACGGATTCCAACGGCAACATACCCGGCATAACTATGCAGCAGTTTCAGATCAGGTCAGGCGAGTACGCTGCGACCTGCATGGAGCTGCTCCGAAATATCGTCACCATTGCCGGTTACGCGCCGCAGAGCTTCGGTATGGATATCAGTGGCATGGCTCAGTCGGGTACGGCGCTGCATATCCGGGAAAAGAAGTCCTACGACACCAGGGGCAAGAAGCAAACCTACTGGAAAGCACCGCTTGAGCAGATCATGACGGCGATGATTCATCTGGACAATAAGCTGTGGCCCGAAGCTGGCTCGGACGCTGACGACCGGGTGAAGGTACGGTTCGCAGATTCGTCTGCAAATGATATCTCCACAATGTCCAGCGCTCTGCAAATGCTGGCATCGGCTAATTCCGCATCCATCGAAACCCGTGTGGAGATGCTGCATCCCGACTGGACAAAGAAGCAGATCGCCGAAGAAATTGAGCGCTTGAAGCTGCCCGAGCGCATGAGCCTGATGACGGCCGGCGTAATCAGCCCCGTTGAAATGAGGGCGTACTACCTGGGCGAAACGCCGGAAACAGCAGCGCAGGAACTGGCAGCAATGATGCCCAATGAGGAAGAAAAATAAGAAACAGCGGTTGTCTGACGTAGTCGCGCGGTTTGATGAAGCCAATCGATTCTATATCCGGGATCTGGCTCGTCAAATCGCAGCGATACGCGATGACGAACTCGCTGATATTATCGCGCTGTTCGCCGCGTTGAGCGTGAACATGGCAGCGGTCAATGCTCAGATCGACAGGGCGGTCGACCAATCAGCGAAGGACATCGGTCGGATATACGACCAAACGATCAAGGATGTCTACGCTGACCAGAGATACAGCCGTGCATTACGCGACACTCCACTGTCTGATGAAGCCAAGCGCAGTATAGAACAGCGCAAGGCGGCCGTAGTGCGCGAGACAGGCCGCGTGATGCGCCGTTTGACAAGGGCGAACAACGTGTCGGACACATACCGACAGGCAGCAAATAAGGGCGTTATAAGCCTTAGAAGCGGCCTAGGGAACTACGACGGGCTGATGCGTCCGACTTTGAGGAAGATCGGGCGTGTTGGATTGCAGGTGATGGGCGACGACCTGAAAAACCACAGCCTGGAAAGCTACGTTGAGAACTGCATCGAGGACGGCATCCAAGAGATAACGCAGTACGCGAACGACGTGATCTCCGAAGAAGTGAAGCTGGACGCGGTCGAGATCAGTGTGCATGAAGACCCGGCCCCCGACCATGAACCATTTCAGGGGCACATCTTCATGCGGGGTGAGTTCAACAAGCTACAAAACCACGAGGACTTCACTGACATCGACGGTGAGCGGTTCCCGGCGCAGATTCGAGCGATAGGCGAACTGAACTGCCGGCATCTGGCCTTCGGTTTCTCGTCGAAATACGGTGTGCGCAGGTACAGCAAGCGTCAGATCCGGGACATGGAAGCCCGAAACAGGCGCGGGTGCATCATCAACGGCAAGCACTACACGCTGTATGAGGCGCGACAGCTGGCAAACAGGCTCGCAGCCGAGAGGGAACGCCAGGAAAACGTGCAGCTTGCGGCCCAGGTTGCAGGTGATACCGTTCTGGGACGGGAAGCAACTGAAAAAATCAAGATCGTAGAAGAACAACTGGCTGACGCCTCAAAAGCCGTTGAAAACAGCAAATGAATGATAAATCAAGGGTAGAGCGACAGACAAGCGAATTCATGGCACACAAACCGCGTCAGACGGCCAGAAACGGGCCTGTCGCGCGGTTTTGACATACATTCGAGAGCGTGGAAGGGCGAAGAAAAAACGCCCATAAAAGGCTGTACAGGCCGAATTACAGACATAGCAGAAATTAGAGCGTCCGAGAGGGCGCTTTAATTATACATTTGTCCGAAATGACGATAAACTACACAACCCAAGCAGAAAGGCACTGCGTGAACAAACTGAAGGGTAGAAAAGGAGAGATTCAAATGACCAGGAACGACATCAAGGCACTGTTCCCCGACGCGACAAAGGAAGCCATCGACCAGCTTCTGGACATCAACTCGTCCGACATCGGCAAGGCGATGACCAAGAGCCAGACGGCGCAAGATCAGCTCGATGCCAGGATTAAAGCCCAGGACGAGCAGATCACAAGCCTGACAGACCGCGTCAAGGCGCTGACGGCTGATGTGACCCAGAGGGACGAGACGATCAGGACGCTGACCGACAAGCACTCCGGGGAGTTGACCACCCTGAATGAGCAGCTCAAGGCTGCGCAGGAAAAGGCAACGGTTGCCGATTCACTTACGGAACAGGTGACCAAGCTGACGCAGGACGTCGCCGACAGGGATGCGACAATCGCCAAGACGACCAAGCAGTATCTGGTGCGGGATGCTCTGCGCGGGATGCATGCGCGGAACGTGGATGTGCTCCTGCCGCTTTTGAACCTCGACAACATCACCGTCAAGGATGACAACACCCTCGAAGGTTTCGACGAACAGATGAAGCCCATCCAGGAAAGGGATGCCTATCTGTTCGAGACAAACACCGGGGCGCAGCGAGCTGGCGCTGGCGCAAGCCCCGACGTGGGCGACGGTGCGACACCCAGCTCTGTGGTAAACCAGGCGATTCGACAGGCTGCCGGTCGCCGCTAAACCAACGAACAAAACAAAAGGAGTGAAACATAATGGCTTACGACAACATCATCACCCGTAGCGGAGCCGAGGCTCTTATTCCCGAGCAGGTATCCCGTGAAATCATCCAGCATGTACCCCAGCAGTCCACCTTCCTGCGTCTGGCCAATCAGATGCCGAACATGACCAGCAAGCAGACCAAGATTCCCGTCATGACCGGCAACGTGGACGCGTACTTTGTGACCGGCGACACCGGCCTGAAGGACACTTCCCTGATGAGCTGGGACAACGTCTACATCACCGCCGAGGAACTGGCCGTCATCGTGCCCATTCCCGAGGCTGTGCTGGACGATGCCAGCTATGACATCTGGGGCCAGGTTCAGCCCCGAATCGAGGAAGCGTTCGGCAAGGCTATCGATGCTGCTGCCTTCTTCGGCACCAACAAGCCCAGCTCCTGGCCGACTGGTATCGTTCCCGGCGCGGTTGCGGCTTCTCAGGCGAAGCAGATCGGAGCCGATCTGTACCAGGACATCAACGGCGTCGGCGGCGTTGTGGCGATGGTCGAGGACAAGGGTCTGCCCGTGACTTCCTACATCGGCGCGGTTCAGCTGCGTTCCATGCTGCGCGGCGCTGCTGATGACAACGGTCAGCCCATCTTCCGTCAGGCGTACTCCAACGGTGCTGCGGGCGGCATGACCTACGATCTGAACGGTGTGCCCGTGGAGTTCCCGGTGAACGGCTCCTGGGACGCTACTCAGGCGCTGCTGCTGGCCGGCGACTTCTCTCTGGCCCGTTACGCCATCCGTCAGGACATCACATACAAGCTGCTGACCGAGGCTTCCATCACCGATGCCACCGGCAAGGTCATTTTGAACCTGGCGCAGCAGGACTGTGTCGCTCTGCGTGCGGTGATGCGTCTGGGCTGGGCGCTGCCGAAGCCGATCCACCGCGTGGGCGGTACTACCTACTACCCCTTCGCCGTGCTGACTCCCGCTTCCGGCAACGACAACACTGAACCTGAAAACCCTTAATCGCCGATAGCTCGCTATCCGGGCTAACTATCGGCAACTTGTCGCTGTCGCCTTCGTTCAGCAAGGACGTGACCTCTTACGCGGTTACTACGAGCAACAACCAGAACAAGGTGACGGCGACACCCACGGATGAGAACGCTACTGTCGAGATCAGCCTGGGCGTGGCCCCGATTGAGAACGGCACAGCTGCTACGTGGGCAACCGGAGAGAACATCCTGACCGTGAAGGTGACGAACGGCAGCGCAAGCACCACATACACCGTTACGGTGACCAAGGAGTAATGAGGTGAGACAATGGCACAATATCTAACCTACGACGAATACGTGGGCTACGGTGGAACGATGGATGAAGCCGATTTCACGTTGGCAGAGTTCAAGGCCCGTAGTCGAATAGACCGGCTGACGATGTGCCGGGTACAGGGCATGTTTGAGGTGCCGGAAGAAGTCAAGATGGCTATCATGTGCATCATCAAGGTAGACAGCCGATACAGCGCAGACGCCCAGGCGAATAACGCCATTGTCTCATCCTACTCCACGGACGGCTACAGCGAAAGCTATGGTGGAGCGGGCGAACAAACTGCTGCAGCAGAGAAAGCCCTCAATAGTCAGATCAAACAGATGCTGTTCGGTGTGACGAATGACGAAGGTGTTCCGCTACTCTACCTTGGCCTGGACAATGCCGTAGTATCTGCCGGTAGCTCCAAGTATACGGAGCTGAAAGCAGAAATTGCAGACCTGCGCCGAGACATGAACGAGAATATCGATTCTCTGCGGACGGATGTCGATAATGACATGACCGATCTCAGGGGCGATATTGAGGACAACTACATCGGCGTCGGCAAGGAAGTGGTACCGTGAAGCTCTGCGACCAGACAATAACGGTTTTCAACCGGCGACAGGAAGAAGAAACAGGCTACGACCTGTATATTCCAACGGTCATCAACGGCGTTTCATGGTTCTGCCGGATAGAGGCCGCGGTGAACAATGGGCTTCAGGCGGCGAATATGTTTGTTATTCGCATCCCGATTGATGCAGACACCATGGGGCGGGAGTACACCGACCCTGTGAGCTACAAAAACGCGGGCAGCGTAGACAACATGTTTACTCTCGCCAATGGCGATATCATCGTCAAGGCGGCTGTAGCAGTTGCGCCAATGACACCGGCAGAGCTTCACGCGGCCTACAACGATTGCTGTACCATCGTGGGCGTGACCGATAACCGGCATGCACCCAACGGCAAGCATTTCAAGGTGGTGGGCAAATGAGCATAGATGTGCGGCTGGAGGGCGATTTTTCAATCGGTGGTCTGCTTGCAGCATGTGGGCTCCAGGATGGCGGCCCCGTACAAGCGGCAGTAGATCGGGCTGTGATTAATTACTCGAAACCGTACTGGGCATGGGACACCGGTCAGCTCGCCAACAGTGCTAACGATTGCATAGGAACAGGGCGGCTTGAATACTATCGGGCTTCGGATGACGGAGAATACGAGTGGATAGCCCGCGACATGTACTACGGCGTTAGGCAAAACGGGGAAACGTTCAACTACCACAAGGATGTCAACCCGCTGGCTGGCCCGTTCCCGGTCGAACGAATGGTCGCCGATCACCTAAATGACATCTTGGAGGAGGCGAGACAGAGTGCCAGACATCAATAACACCGAAAAACTTCGGCTGTGGTTGCGGGCATGCCCGGTCGTCGCCAAATCCAACACTTTCGGAGCTGATTACCTGGGCGAGAACGCAACGGAATACGCGTTGATGTCCGTACCCAGTAATTTACGCTACCGGGAGAATATTCTCGGGGAGAGAACTCTGCTTGAGAAACAGGAGCAGAACTTCATATTTGCGGCGAAAATCCCGTATGGAAGCGACATAAGGCAGAACCTTGCCAACCTGGGCTTCTTTCAGGATGTCGCTGACTGGATTAAGCAGCAGAATGAAGCGAAGAACTTCCCGGAGTGGAACGATGGCCCGATTGTGGGCATCGAGGTAACGAACAGCAGCGCACCCGTGCAATACGGAGCAGACGCGGCCCGTTACCAGATACAACTCAAAGTGACATACAGGACAAAGGAGTGATAAAACATGGCTGAGGCTATCGTCGGCAAGATCGCACGAAAGTATATGGCCCATTTCCTGGATACTACATTTGGTGGTACGACCGCCAGCTGGTACCGTCTGGGCAAGTACCTGGAAGAATACAACGTCGACATGAACCCGGACACCGAGGTCAACAAGAACATCCTCGGCAATACCTACTTCAACCACAACGGCTACGAGCCTTCCGCGGACGCTGATCCGTTCTACGCTGAAGTCGGTGATGCTCTGTTCGAGAAGCTGCAGAACATCATCGACACTCAGGCTACGGATGACAAGTGCAAGACCTATGCGCTGGAAGTCCATCTGTGGGATGAAAAGTCCACGACTGGTACTTTCGTCGCGTACCGTCAGGAGTGCTACGTGGTGCCCACCAGCTACGGCGGTGACACCAGCGGCTACCAGATTCCCTTCACCGTCAACTACGTTGGCGACAAGGTGAAGGGTACCTTCACGGCCGCCAGTGGCAGCACCCCGGCGAGTTTTGAGCCTGATTCCCTGTAACGAACAAAGCCCCGCGTCTTTATGGCGCGGGGTATTTCATTGATAGGAGGCACAACGATGACTGACGATATCAAGAGCATGAGCATGGCAATCACGGTTGATGACGGCAGCCGCCGCGTCCCGATTCTGAATACAGACGGAGAGGAAATCGGCTCCTTCCGATTCCACCCGACCGACATCGGCATTGTCGACCGCTTCAACCGACTGGCCGAGACGTTCAACAGCATCACCGAACCCCTGCAGAATGTGCCTGACGAAGACGGTGACGGAGTGGATGAGCAGCGCGTAGAAGCCCTCCAGGAGGCCGAGAAACGCCTCTACAGCGCCGTCAACGAATTGTTCGGGGGAGATATGGCCGGCGCGTTCTTCGGCAAAATGCACCCTTTCAGCCCCGTAAACGGCATGTTCTACTGCGAGGCTGCGCTGGCGGCGGTAGGCCAGTACATAAACCAGCAGTTCGACGCAGAGACGGCGAAGTTCTCCAAGCGCGTCGAAGCCTACACCAAGAGGGCAAAGGGTCGTGGGAAGAAATGAGCGACAAGAAAACGCTGATTGCAATCCCGGCAATGAGCATGTGCCCGGTGCCTTTCGCATATTCGCTGGCAACGCTGCGGCGAGATTGCCCGAGTAAGATAAGCATTATCTCCGGTGCGGCTGTGCATGAGGCGAGAAATGCCCTTGCGATTGAAGCAATCGACAACGGCTGCGACAGAGTGCTATGGCTGGATTCGGATATGGTGTTCGATGATGACTTGATGATTCGGCTGGGCGAAGATCTGGACGCTGGCTGGGACATGGTCTGTGGGATTTATTTCAAGCGACGGCTGCCGATCACACCCGTCATTTACAGCGACATCAACGGAACATCCGGAGGAACCGAAACATACAAGGAATACCCGAGGGACAGCTTGTTCCCGATTGCGGGTTGTGGTTTTGGAGCCGTTATGACAACCACGGCGTTGCTGAAAGAAGTCGCGGACGCATACGATACTCTGCCATTTACGCCGATGCCGAAACTCAGCGAGGATTTATCGTTCTGCTGGAGAGCGAAAATACTAGGCGCGAAGATTGGCTGTGACAGTCGGATAAAGGTCGGGCACGTCGGGCAAATCACATTCGGAGAGCAGATGTACCACCGGAGTGAAAAATGATCTTTGATTTACCGAAAACCGTTGATATCAATGGACGAGAGTGGGAGATCGCGACAGATTACCGTGACATTCTGGTAATCCTTTCGGCCTTCGAAGACCCAGACCTCACAAATGAGGAAAAGGCGTTTGTGTGTCTGCATAATTTCTACCTAGACTTCGAGCAGTTGCCCCGGGAACAATACCAGGCGGCCTATAACGCGGCTATGGAGTTCATCGACCACGGGAGCAGCAATGACAAACCAAGCCCGGTAAAGACAATGGACTGGGAGCAGGACGCACCGTTACTGTTCCCGGCCCTAAACCGGGCGGCTGGGTTTGAGGTTAGGAACGTGGAGTACATGCACTGGTGGACGTTCATCGGGTACTTTATGGAGATTAAGGATTCCACTTACGCAACCGTGCTCTCGCTTCGGCAGAAGAAAGCCAGACATAAGAAACTGGAGAAATACGAGCTGGAATACTGGAACCAAAACCGCTCGATTTGCGTGATAAGGCATAAAGAGACGGCAGATGAAAAGGCAGCAGCCGAAGCCGAAAAGGCACGACTTGAAGCTATACTGGGGGGATAATACATGGCAGATGCAAGCATCATCATTGATACCAAGCTGGAAAACCGGCAGTTCGTCGCCGGCAGCAAGGAAATGCTGCAAGCCATTAATTCTTTCAAGCGGTCTACCATTCAGGCGGGCAAGGATATGCGGGCGTCTGTGTCCGGCTACGGCACGGCTATGCGGGCCAGCATCAAGGCAAACCGGGAAGCCCGTGCGTCCATGGAGGAATTACGCCAAAAGGCACGAGAGCTTGAAAAGGCGCAGGAACAGCTCGGCAAGGCCAAGGTTGCTACTGACAAGTACAAAGAGCTGCTGAACAATATCAAGGCGCTGCGTCAGGAGCACGACAGGCTCGCAGAGAAACGGGCACAGATGGAAAGTCTGGGCCGTGATATGTCTACGCCTTACAAAAAGCTGCTGAGTGATATCGCTTCTATCCGGGCTGAGATGGATAAAACAAAGGAAGCGATGATAGCCAACAAGAAGCTCGCCGATGAACTTTCTGCTGGCAACAAGGCCGGTAAAGACCTCGCGACAGGCAAAGCGCTGACTAGGGATGAGATCAGGGACAGGGCAGAGGAAATAAAGCTGATCGCCGAAGAACAGAATTCTCTGATAACGATGTATAAGCTGGCAGAGGAAAAGTTGAAGGACTATACGGAACAGCAGAATCAGATGAAGTCCAGCGGCAAGTGGATGTCCGAACCGTATAAGACCCTGATGTACAATCTTACGCAGAATCGCAAGAACGCGCGGGCGTTGAATGTCGAGCGGGCGAAGATGGTAAACAACGGTTCGGCTTTCATGCCCGGAGAAAATAGCGAAGCCTTCAAGGAGAACGAAAGGCGACTGGAAGAAATATCTGATCGGTACAACGAAGTAAAGCGGCTCAAGGATGAAACATTCAAGCCCCCGTACCTCGAATCCTGGCAGAATATGGTCAGGCTTTCGGGCATGCTTTCTGAGGGCTTCGGGCGCATCCAGAATGTGGCTGCCGGGGCATTGCATGCAATTGCTCACCCCATTCAGGCGCTTGATCGCGGGCTGGGCTTCATCATCCAAAAGGCTGGTCAGACAGCGGTGGCACTGGCGAAGATGGCCGGTAAAGCGGCGCTGTCCTTCCTGCGCAAGCTGGCAGACGGAGCGAAGAACGCGGCTATCCAGCTGGCAAAGCTCGCGGGGAACGCCATTAAGGGCGGTCTTGCGAAGCTGGGTGGATTGGCTGCCAACGCTGCCAAGGGGATTCTTGGACTGGGCAAGAGCGCAAAGAAATCCAACGGCGGTCTAGGGGCCAGCTTCAAAACCATACTCAAGTATGCATTTGGTATCCGGAGCCTGTTCTTCCTGTTCCGCAGACTACGCTCTGCCGTGACCGAAGGACTTGGAGAAATTGCCAAGCACAATCCCGAACTCAAAAGCGCGATTGATTCCCTTAAGAAGTCGTTCAATGCCTTGAAGGGGTCTCTGGCTACTGCGTTTGCGCCCATCGTAACGGCAGTAGCGCCGGCGATCACAACTCTGATCAACATGCTTACGAACGCTATAAACACAATAGGCGCGTTTATTGCGGCTCTCACCGGAAAGACGACATACCAGAAGTCAATCGGCGCGATAGGAAGCGAAGCCAGCAGCAGTGCAAAGGGCGTGAAAGAACTCAACCGGCAGCTCGCCAGCTTCGACCAACTCGATATCCTGGCCGATAATAAGAGCGGTTCTGGCAGCAGCGGCGCGAGTGGCGGCGGTTTCGCATATGAGACCGAAGAAATAGACAGTGGTATATCCGATTTCGCAAAGCAGCTCAAGCAGATGTGGGAAGATGCTGACTTTGAGGGTATCGGTCAGACTATCGCTGGGAAAATCAATGGTTTCATTGATAAAGCACAAAAGCTGATTACATCGAAGGAACTCGATGACAAGATCTCAAGCATCGTCAATGGTGTAACTGGAGCATTCAATGGGCTGGTCTCAGGCATCGACTGGGAAAATCTGGGTAAGACTTTCGGGGAAGGTGCAAATAAACTTATAAAGACGATTAACGATCTGTTTGAAAAGACGAATTTTGAAAACCTGGGCAAAGGACTTGCCGAAGCATTGAATGGGCTTGGATCTGAGGTTGACTGGGAAGAACTCGGCAAGTTTTTCAAGAATAAAATCGAAGCGATTATAGATATTATCAAGGGACTTGTCAATGATTTTGAATGGGGCGAAGCCGGCCTGAACTTTGCAACGACTGTCAAGGGGTTTTATGACAAGCAAACATGGGACGATCTCACTGACACAATCGGAACCGCTATAAATGGCGTACTGGATGCGCTGAGCAATGCGGTCAAAGGTTTTGAGTGGGGGCAGGTCGGTAAGGATTTTGCAGCCGAAGTCAACCGCTTAAAAAACAAAGTCGATTGGCCAAAGCTGGGTGACACGCTCGCGGGCCTGCTAGGCGCAGCGATCAGCGCAATAAAGAATTTTGCGGTAGAAATCGAGTGGGAAGACGGTGCCACAAAGATTACTGATGCCATCAATGAGTTTTTCAAGAACGAAGAAATCTGGAAAGATGTCGGAACAACATTTAATGAGTTGCTGAATGGAGCGCTGGATTTCAGCATCCAGTTCCTGAATAACTTTGATGAAGACCAGTTCGCAAAGGATGTAAAGGCGGCACTCGGAAAAGTAGAATGGGGTCAAATTGCAAGTAAGGTATGGGAACTGTTTAAAGCAGCATTAACTTCTGCTGGCAATTTCATCGACGCGCTGTTCGGGAACGATGTGCCGCAGCCGGTCGTCAAGCCGAACGGCAAGCACGTGGCAGAGCAGGCATTGATCGACGAGGACAAGGCCGAAGGTGGCATCGAACAGTCTCTCGGTGGTACCCTTTCCAAACTTGCAAAGTCGATTCTGGCAGCAATTAAAAGCGCGTTTGGTGCGATTCCGTGGAATGAGTGGGGCACGAAAATTAAAGACTTCTTCACCAAGGATGTGCAATGGAAGGACATCTGGGACGGCGTATATGAGGTGTTCAAGACGGCATTCAATGGGCTTGGTGAGTTCATCAAGGGACTGTTTGGTATAGAGAGCGACGGAACTGACGGCACAGCCCTTGGAGGGACCGTTGGAACTATCGGCGCGTCTCTTGCCGGTGCCGGCCTAATCAAGAAGATTTTCGGCGGCCTGTTTGGGACATCCGGTGCTGGCAGCGGCGCAGCCAGTGGTGCTTTAATATCTACTGGCCATGGAGTTGGAAATGGTTTCACCATTGCTGGAATCGCGGCTATGGCGAAATCGGCCATAACAAATATTAAGGGGCTTGCTGGGGTTTTCAAAGAATATGAGAATGAAGGATACGGAAGCCCGATTCAATTCTTTATAGACGCAATCGGTTCGCTTTTTAATGGCGATGGACCGAAATGGGATGACTGGTTTGAGGAATCGGCTAATACCCTATATTCGTCGCTCGGTTTAGGGAATACAGGCACAAAAATCCTTGAAACGCTTGGAATCAAAGAAGACGGAACTAATAGAGAGAACAAAGATACAACTCAGAGCACTACGCTTAATTTGCGCGACGGGTTGATCGAGATAGACAATGCCAACATTTCAAGTATAGATGATCAAGGATATAACCCCAATACCAACCGCAACCAGGGCACACTCCCGGCAGAAACGCAGCAGCTTGTCCAGCTTATTAAGTTCGGCAAGCAGTTCATGGAGCAGGGCAAAAGCGTCGACGAAATCATTGCCGGGTATAGGTCGCAGGGTATATCTGAAAAGACATTACAGTCTGTCGAAGCAGCTTTACGCGGCAACAGCAAGGCTTTGAAGGAAACGCCGTTCGGCAAGGAAATCCGCGAAGCCTTGGAACAAGGCGAACATGAAGCGACGCTAAAGTGGGAAACGTCCGGCGAGTGGAATTCGTTGTTTGAGCAGGACAAGCCGGTACAGTGGGAAATTGAGTTGATGCCGGTGGGCACTACCGATGCGAAGTATAAGAACAAGGGCCTGCTGCAATACCTGAAGGACATCTTCTCTCCGGGTACATCTACAGAGGCGCGTGTGGAGCTGTTGCGACAGGGATGGGATACCGTCTCGGGCTGGGTGAGCACCTTCAAGGGATTGCAGACCATTGCGCAGAATGTCGGTCTGTCGAAGCTGTGGGACACCGTATCCAGCTGGGTAGCCGGATTGATGGGAAATACATCCGTCAACCAGGGCGTCGGCCTGTCAAAGGTATGGTCTACCGTGTCCGCGTGGGTATCCAGTCTCATGGGTGATACCAACGTGAGCCAGTCTGTCGGCCTGTCGAAGATTTGGAGCACCGTATCCTCGTGGGTCGCTGGACTTATGGGCAATACTGCGGTCAATCAGGGCGTCGGGTTGTCGAAGGTGTGGAGTACGGTCTCCGCGTGGGTCGCTGGTCTGATGGGCAATACGTCTGTTAACCAGAGCGTCGGCCTGGGCAAGGCGTGGAGCACTGTATCGGCGTGGGTTGCCGGATACATGGGCAGCACATCCGTAAGCCAGGGCGTCGGTCTGATAAAAAGCGGGTGGACGTTCGTCAAAAACTGGGTCGAAGGATCGCAGGGAGGCACAGCTGGCGCACTCGTTGGGCTGGTAAAGAGCGGGTGGACATGGCTGTCCACGTGGGCCGAGGCCAACCGAAACGGTGTGGCAGACGCATGGGTCGGGCTGGTGCGCAGCGGATGGAGCGATCTGTCGAGCTGGGTTGAAGTATTCCGGGGCGGTAATGCAAACGCCTGGGTAGGACTAGTACAAAACGGGTGGACCGCGCTGGGCGCGTGGGCCGCTTCCGTCAGTACGAGCAATTATACGGATGTTTGGGCGAACCTGGTGCAGAACTGGACCGGGACGGCGTTGAGCTACCTGAGCCTCGACAATTTGACCACCACAATCAAGGCAAGCCTCGCCATCGACAAGAAAGCCAACAAAGTTACGGCGTCCTTCAGCGGCGGCGGCACCGGCGTGGGCGTTTGGACGTTGGCGACAAAGGCCCTGGGCGGCATATTCCAGGCCGGGGCATGGCGCAGCATCCCACAGTATGCCCGGGGCACGCTGCGGGCAGGCTCGATCTTCGCCGCCGGCGAGGCTGGGCCGGAGCTGGTGGGCCACGTCGGCGGGCGCACCGAGGTGCTGAACAAATCCCAGCTCGCGTCCACGATGTACAGCGCGGTAACGGCGGGCATGGTTACGGCGCTGCGCGGGCTGCAATTCCGCGTGCCCGCCATGGCCACGGGCGGCGTGCTGCCCTATGAGGTATCGGCGCAGATCGCAAAGAGTACGGCGGACTTGCAGGGGACGCTAAATGCCAACAACGAGGATCTGATTCAGACCATCATCAGCGTGGCCGGGCAGATCGTGGCGGCCATACAGCGCCAGCCCTCAGGTGGTGGCAGCGTGGGCGGCCCCACGGCGCAGCAGCTTATCAACGAGATCAACCGGCGCACGCAGATGTTCAGCGCGTCGCCGCTGAAGGGGGTGTGACGGCGTGGCTAAGCCGGTATTGATTATCAACGGGCACGACTACGCGCCTTATGTCGAGGAGCTGAACATCTCCCGAAACGACCTGGACGCGGACGGCAGCGGGCGCGACGTGCAGACTGGCCTCATGTACCGGACGCGAATCGCCACGAAGATGAAGGTGGACGTGAAGCTGCTGCGGCTGCGGCAGCTCGTCCACAAACAACTGTTGACGGATATCGCGGAGCCGTTCTACAGTGCGACGGTGCTCGACCCGGCGACGGGGAGCCAGACCACAAAGATCTTTTACACGTCCTCAGTGCCATTCGGGGCACAGAGGTATGACAAAGAGACGGGCGCGCCGTACTATGACGGCATGTCCTTTTCATTGACGGAGAGGTGATCTCATGCAGGATACGAGTGCGGCGTGGAAGGCGCTGCAGACGTCCGGGAGCGCGATGCTTGAGGCTGTGGCTGACATCGGTGGCGCGACGTACCGGGAGATCACCGCGCCTGTGATTTCCCGCGGGCTGATGCAGGGCGGGCTGTCTGTCGGAAACGCGGTGAGTGCGTCCTGCCGGTTCACGTTGCGGACCGGAGACGCCATCCCAAAGAGCGCCGAGGTCAAAATCAGGATGCGGTTAAATGACGGGCAGAGCGTAAGCGAATGGCTGCCCGCCGGGACGTTCTACATCAGCCACCGGAGCCGGGACGTCGTGACCGGTCTTTTGACGCTGGAGTGCTACGACGCGCTTCTGAAGGCCAACGCCACGATGCCCGAGGAGCTGAGCTATCCCATGAGCATGTCGGACATGGCAACTGCGCTGTCCTCCGTGCTGGGCGTTGGGATCGACAGCAGGACGCAGATCTCCACGGGTGCGGCCTATGTGATCGAGGAGCCTGAGAACGGGACAACGATCCACGACGTGCTGGGCCTGATCGCGGCGGCGAACGGCGGCAGCTGGATCATCACGCCGGAGGGCAAGCTGCGGCTGGTGCCGGTGATCTCTGCGGACAACGCGCAGGACGCGCTGCTGGACGTGGTGGACGTGGCGGCGGTGCTGGGGCAGATCACCCTGGAGGGCAGCGGCACGGTCACGGGTTTGCGCTACAACACGGACGAGGAGCCGGTGCTGATCGGCGATGAGACCGGCATCGTGGTGGAGGCGGACGTCACGGCGGCCATTGCATACGACTTATCCGAGACGCTGATCGGCACGACATACCAGGCCTACGGGCTGCAGGGGGCAATCTACGACCCGGCTGCGGAACTGGGGGACTATGTGCGGGCCGGGGCCAACGACGAGGTCAGGTCGGCGCTGTACAGCGAGACGGTCACATTGGGGCCGATGTTCCGGGGAGATATCTCCGCGCCGGAGACCGGGGAGATGTCCGACGAGTATCCATACATCGGCAGCAATACTAAGGCACTGAATATCCTGAAATCCACGATCAAGGCGCTAGAAGAAGCTGCAATAACTAATGTTGACGTGGAATACGCGCAAAACCAGAGCACAACGATTGCTCCTACAAGCGGTTGGAGCACGGACGCACCGGCATGGCGGGACGGCTGGTATATTTGGCAGCGCACAGCCACAACTACAAACGATGGAACCGCTTACAGTGATCCGGTTTGTATCAGTGGACGCGACGGTGTGGACGGTCAGCGCGGGCCTCAGGGGCCACAAGGGCAGCCAGGCGCGACAGGCGTTGGCGTGAGTAAAATCGCAGAGCAGTACTACTTGTCCAGAAGTTCAAGCACGCAGACGGGTGGCTCATGGTCTGGGGCACAGCCGGCATGGTCGCCAGGTCGGTACATATGGACGCGGTCACTCATTACATGGACGAACGGAAATACGACCACGACGGAGCCGGTACTCGCGAGTGCTATCAACGGCGCGAACGAAACTGCGAATACTGCAAGCCAGGACGCGGATAATGCGCTTGGGGCCGTAGCATCTCTTGATACGTCGCTAAATCAGCAAGGTGTGTTCAATCGTCTGACCAACAACGGACAGGACCAGGGCATATATCTGTACGACGGCAAAATCTACATCAACGGCACGTATATGCAGATCGGCACGATCACCGGCGCGAATGGTGATAATTACTGGATACTGGATGGCGCAAACGCAATATTTGTGGCGACCAAGGGCAGGATTGGCAGCTTCACGCTGGACAACGGCGCTTTGATCTATGGTACGCCTGGCGAGAATGGCAACGGCATCAGGATGCGCTATGACGGCTTCCTGACGTCCTACGGCGGTTCTTCCAGCGGGATTGTTAGATATTCATGGCTACATAATGGATGGCTTGAAATCGGTAATTATGGCTACGGCAGCGCGAAGTTCAACGCCCCGTCCGCCTACAACGGCGGCTTCTCGATAAGCGTTACCAATGCCGATGGTAGCTTTACCCGAGTACCGCTATTTTGCGACAATTCGGACACGAATCGCAGAATTGTATTTGGGGGCCCATTCAAGACGTTGTTCCAGAACGACGTGACCGTGAGCCAGGGCACGCTGACGACCCAGAATTTACAGGTCACCGGCACCAAGAACCGCAAAGTCTCGACTGACCAATACTCCGACCGCCTGCTGTACTGCTATGAGACGCCCAGCCCGATGTTCGGCGACGTGGGTGAGGGGGAGATCGGCGCGGATGGGCAGTGCTACGTCTGGCTGGACGCGGTTTTCGCGCAGACCATCAGCACCGAGGGCTATCAGGTGTTCCTCCAGCGCTACGGCGCGGGGGATTGCTGGGTGGCGGAGCGCCGCCCGGGATGCTTCATCGTAGAGGGTGAGCCGGGGCTGCGCTTCGGCTGGGAGATCAAGGCGAAGCAGCGGGACTATGACCAGCGGCGGCTGGACACGGCAGAGGCACCCTACACACCCGCAGAGACGGACTACGGCGCATTGGCCGCAGCACACATCAACGATATCAGGAAGGAGCGAATATCAGCATGAAGAAGATCACCAGCGCGACCGTTTTCTCTGACGCCGTAGGGATGCGGCTGAGCGCGACCTACAGCGAAATCGACGACACCACGGGCCGGATCATCAGCGACAACCAGCGGTTTGACCGGGTAATCACCGACGCGGAGATCACCGACGCGGCCCAGAGCATCATCAACTACGCCCAGAGCAGCATCTACCAGTAATTATAACTACATCACTTGACTTTAGGAAGGGGTATTGCAATGGTTAGGATTATTCTTCAAAAGATCAATGTATATGGAGACATTAACAACTACAAGAATTACATTGAAGCGGCAGGCTCGTCTACTGACGATAAACCGACTGAAAACATCGTTTCGGGTAGCTTGTTCATGGAATCGGACACCGGCAAGGTCTTTGTGTTTGACGAAGGTACAAACAACTGGACTGAGATAGGAGGCTGATTATATGAGCAGCATTAAAGCGATCGCACTGGCAAAGGCTGTCAGTGGCGGCGGTGGCGGCGGTGGACACGAGCAGGAAGATGGAGTTATTAGTAGGACGATTTCAAGCTATACGAATGATACTGTTAAGTCAATAGGCGACTACGCGTTTGCTTCTTATTATAGCCTTACTACCGTAAGTTTCCCGGCGTGTACAACGATAGATAATAATGCGTTTTACAACTGCTCTAGCCTTACTACCGTAAGTTTCCCGGCGTGTACAACGATAG